ACAGTATAGTGAAACAAGGTAAACGTGTCAAGGATAAAAAGTTATATGATATAACTTTTCACTCCCTCCGCTTAACTGAATGACAGTATAGTGAAACAAGGTAAACGTGTCAAGGATAAAAAGTTATCACGGGATACATACGCGCACCTTATAAGGAATTAATAAATACTACACAGTTACTTAAAAGAACCTTAAATGTAATCTAAAATGAATATAAAGTTAATCTCGTGTTACTATCCTACACACACACGGGGAGATATGTTAGAGGCTGTTATCGTGTGTTACTTTTAGGGGGCTTTTTAAGGGGGTTTAAAGGGGGGTTTAAGTTTCGTTTAAGGTCGTTGGAGTCGCAGGGTGGAAATTACGAAATTTTTGAAAGTTACACTCCCGACATAAAAGGAACTCGGAGGTTATTGGAGGGTACTATCATAATCTAAAAATGTATTATAGCAATCTAAAAAGGAACTTTAATAAAAAAAAAATAATTATAGGGTCACTCCCGACATTAAGGGAGTGAAAGGGTATCTGACCTAAGCCTCAAATTAACTTGAAGGATATTAGAAGTTTCTCTACAACTAAGTACCAAGACCACAAAGGGATTATACAAAATACTGTACTCCAAAAACCTTTTGCAATTACAAATCCTGCTACCCAAGATACCAATAGAATAAATCCAGTTATTGCTCTCATATGTTCTCCATTATTTGAATTAATAATACTGCTTTACTAGTAGTTTTGAAGATAACAGCAGCTATATCTTCACCACATAATTTCTATATCTGTAAAAGCTAATCTCTAAATGTACAACCTACAAGCATAAGAATTAGTCCAACTAAACTTATCAACTCTATAAGTAATACAGGTAGTGTTTGAGGCATCAGCAAAGTACAAACAAAAATAAGTAGAACTACTAATAGCTCTATCAAGAATGTTTCGCAGGAATTTTTGGACATTGATGAACCTCCTCCCAGCTACCCATAACCTCATCAGAGTAAATATGTAGACATATTACCCAAGAATTTAAAGAATCATTAAATTCCCAAATGGTATCATTAATGATTCTATAAGATGTACGAGTTGACTTACAAATCTTACCGCCATACTTCATTAAGTAGAAAGCTCTACCAAAGGTATATGTTCTCATTTTGATACAAACTTTACTACTGCAGCTATAGCCGTAGCTACAACAACGAATATACTTAAAAATACAATAAGAAGTAGGCTAAAAACATAAGGAGCAACCAATACTCCTAAGGCAACTGCTAATCCAACAAGAAACATATGTTCCATATCCATTTATTATTCCTCCCAACCGTGAATTATACAAGATTTACTTTTAATATAAGGGCCATGCGGCCAAGCATCATCATTGTCCATTTTAGGACAAGAACAAGCTGGAAAATACCAGGTTCGGATATACCCCTCATCACCACTAAATTTCCAAAGTTTTTGAAGTAGCTTTTCATTCTCAATCCAAACTTTATAATTTGTTTGAATTGTTTTGGTAAACTCTTCTGTAGATAATTTCTCCATTGTAGAGACATTATTCTTCATAAGACTCATAAGATGCTTTGTATTAGCCTCAATAAGCTCACGTAGGATATGAAGTTTATCAATAATTTCTCTGTCTAACTTTGAAACACGTTGTTTATCCGCTAGATCTTTATTATGTGCCATAGACTCTCCTTTGTATTTAGGAAAGTATATAAGAAAAAATATAAGAGTTTGCTGAAGGATTAGGAAAGATGGTAGAAACTTATGGTACTGCCCCATAATAGAATGACCCATAAAGTCGGAATCACTGTTTTACACTACTTAGTAAGTTTCTTTATAGCCATCAAAGATTTCATGTTATACCCAAATACTCAGGGGTAACATGATTAATAGGTACTTTGATGGAATTGAGCTTGTGATTTATAGTAGCTCCATTTGTTACTAAACTATACTTCCAAATTCTTTATGCCAAGATTTCAGGTAAATATTTGTGCTTCGATAAGTCTTAGGAAGATAAGCTTATCGTAATCAGCTAGTTATCTTCATGGTACCCTACACAGCCTTAAAAGGCTCAGATACATAACTATAGTTCGTTTCTAAACTGTCGAATAAATACCCTATCAACCCCTTAAACGACTTCAGAGGCTGAATAAGATATTCATACAAGAAAGCACCTACCAGGAAAATACCTTCAGATAAGCTCTTAAAGGTAAATTCATGTTTGGTCTGCAGTCCCACATGGACTGTACCAATTATCGTAAAATATTGCGATCTTAGTTTTTTATACTAAAAACACTTCATTTTAGATATAAATACTGCTATCACAGTATTATTAAAAGTATTATTAATAATCTAAATCAAGCTTATTGGTAGCTGATTTATAAAGTTCTGAATAAGCTTCTTCAATCATAAAACGTAGAAGCTCAAAGTCATTGAAACTACCTACAAATGTTATATCAAGTTGAGGATGTAATCCATCTTCATTAACAGTAATAGTAGCACACCTTACTGTATCTATAAAAACATCACAAGATAACTTTGAGGTCATAACCAATTTTGGATAAGATTTCTTATCATTTTTCATTAGATTTTATTTTTAACTCTAAGACACACTATTAGTTACTAAATCTAGGGCTAGAATAGACCAAGCCTCTAAGTTATCAATAGCTTTTAATGATTCAATACTTTCCCAACTACGCTCAATAAGAATATCCTGCTCTCCACTATTAAGATTATACTTACGTGCACCAATTATAAGCTCATAAACAATACCAATATGAACCTGCCCTACTTCATCAGTATCATCATTAATAATACCTAGTAGCTTAAAATTATCAGGAGTAGTGTTTAGTCCTAACTCCTCTCTAACCTCTCGAACCATACTACTAACAAGTAAGTCATAATTAGATAACTCTTGTGTATCTTCAGTTTCATCAATATGACCACCAATACCAACTGATTTTTTATTATGCAATCTATCTTCCCCACCATTAGTAGAACGAGTATAAGTTAATACATCACCAGTCTCAATATCTCGTACTACTACATAAGGGATTACTTGCTTCCAAGCAAAGTCTTTTTCTAGATTACTTCGTAATGCGAACTCAGCATCTTCAAGAAACTTAGAAATCTCTTCAACAGAATTTACAGGAGTTGCAGTAGTACCTAATAACTCCTCTTTAATTGTTACAATAGGCACTGCTATGATATTAACATTTTGACTCATAAATTTCCTTTTTATTTAGTAAAATAACTACATATTATAGTTCATATAATCTTAATTATATATTAAAATAATAGTATATACTATCTTTTTAGTGTATAATTAAGTGTATTTTGTGATGATTTTATCACAAATTTATCAAAAATTAGCCTATTTATTGATAAAAATCAACTATTTTATATAATTTTTAGCAAAAAACCATTAAAATAAGCAATTTTTATTGATTTTTTGATTATTTTAGGCAAAAATACACTAAAACAGTATATTTTGGCATATTTTATTGATTTACAGTAGATAACACCTCTTTTTTAATATCTTCAAGGGTATCAGGATGAGTTTTATCAAATCTTTGCCAATTATCAGCCATTCTTGGTAGGAATAGACTATAACCACCCGATTTATCACTAATTAACTCATTAAATAGAACTTCTATTAGCGAATATCGTAATTTTTTCTGATTTTCAGTAATATATTGACGTATTTCATCAGTTTTCGGATTAACATTTACTGTAACCAGTCCGTCTGCTGATTTACAAGTAATTGCTCCTACCTTTCCTGCGTGTTTACCCTTACCTTCTACAAAATCAATAATCTGTAGAGTTGTCATACAAATAGCTTTCATCTTTGTCCAGCTCTTACTTCTCTTCCACTCATAAGGAGTATCTGTTTTAATGATAACTCCCTCTCCTAAATTAGCCCTAATCTCTTTATAAAATCTATGAATATCCTCTTCAGCATAAGCAATTGTCTGTTTTGGAATGAAGAAAGGCTCTCCTAGTATGTTTACTAATCCCAATACTTCTCCAGTTCTATTAAAATTAGTAAACCGCGACGATTTTGACTCCCACTCCTCAAGAGACATAAAATCAAATATGTAATATTCTACTAACTCATCAATTTCTTTATTATAACCACTCTTCATTAAAGAATTTATCTTACCTGATGTATTTTTTCTATCAGTTCCTTTTAGTAAAAGCTCCCCATCCAGTATAAAGTTATCATGTGGAAGTTCTGAAATACGTTTAGATAATAATAATAGGGGAATTGTATTACCTTGACGAGTATAAAAGGTTACTTTACCTTCTTTTTTTACCATAATACATCTTACTCCATCTAATTTCTCTTGCACAATTACTGGAAACTCTGAAGTGCCCATTGTAGGTTCTGCTAACATACACTCAAATGTTGGTATTAGACCAGGGATAATTTTATTTATAGATTTTGCAGCTAATCCGATAGACAAACTTTTTGTAATTACAGCAGTATATATGTCTTGAGTTTCTTTCTCTAACTGCTCAAGGAAATTTATAGTATTTCTTAGATGCTCAGCATTAATTGAGTTTTCTGATAGAAATTTTGCAATATCCATAAATTTTTTGTGAAAGTCTTTGGGATTTGTTGCAGAAGATTTGGTTAGCTTTAAATTTTTAATACCAAAGTTTAAAAAGGGGTTAAAAGTAAGAAATAATAAATCCTTTAAATCCGTATTATCCTTTTCTTTATGAAGAATTTCCTCTTTTGCAAGAGTTCCTTTAGTTTCTTTTATTAGAGTTAATATTTTGTATGCCATATGTATTCCTAAGTTGAGATATAAAAGAATATCTCAACAAAAGTTAAAGTTGGCTTATAGAAATACCTGCTTCCTTTAAATAATCAACCCCAGCTAAATCTTTATACAAGTCTTTAAAGTAAACTTCAGTAATTCCTGCTGCTTCTATCAGCTTTGCACAAGAAATACAAGGACTTGTTGTAATAAACATAGTACAACCTTTCGTTGCTATACCATTTTTTGCAGCATTACAAATTAAATTAGCCTCAGCGTGGTGAACATTAGATAGTGTAGTACCATCTTCACCCTCACAGCAGTTATTACGACCTGGAGACGTACCATTATATCCGGATAATAAAGGTCTATTATCAGGGCTTACTAGCAAAGCCCCAACTTGTCGTCTCTTACAATAAGAAAGTTCTCCATATACCATTGCAGCCCTCATATGGGCTTCGTTAAATCTCGCTTGTTTCATAACCAAAAATATCCTCGTGCTTTAGCACACTATATTTAACATCGTCTAAAACCAAATCAATGCCTGCATACTTATTAAAGTAAACTCTATCTCCAACAGTATACCCTGTTTGTGTATCTTCTGAAGCTAACTTTAATACAGTACCATGTGATGGTAGTTCTTTTTTACCTCCATCAATATTTAAAATAATAGCATTAGGATTTTTTGGTTCCTCTTTTGGGAAACCTACTAATACATATCCAGCAGTTGGGTTAAAATTCATGTTTATCCTCCTTATAATTAATAAGCTCTTTCTTAGCAATAGCTAATTGTCTAATTTCCCATTGTGCGTGGGAGTCATCTCGTAGTTTAAAAAAGTTTTCCAAGGAACTTGGAAGGAATCCTGACCACACTAAGGTATACATAGCTTGTGGTAAGATTCTACGTGCATCTTGTGGTGCTATACCCTTAGCAATAGCTGTATTATAATGATTAGTACACAAATCAACAAGTAACGTAGTAGTAATATCTAGATGTACATAACTATCCTCTCCTTCTTTATCAAATTTACTATATACATCTTGCATTGTGTTAGAAATATAATATTTAATTTCTGCTTTTTTATTAGACACATAACGTCTACTAAGCTCTTGCCAAGCCGCTCTACGGTGTCTTATATACTGGGTACGTGTATTAGTATCGATATGAGATAAAAATACTTTAAACTTATCAGAGAGTATTTTACACTCTTCCTCTGTATTATACCACTTAGTAATATCCTCACATTCAACACCACACTCAATAAGTAGTTGGTAATCAAAAAATAAGGCTCTATAATTTGTAATTAACACCTTATCTTCTAACATTTCACCAAAAGCTATAACATTTGGTATAGCTACTCGAGATTTTGGTAATTTATCGAATAAATTAAGAAGAGTTGATACACGTTCTTTATCCAATAATACTGGGATAAACTCAAAAGAGCTAGAAGGGAGACCTAAGGACTCTTGTTCAAGTCTATCAAACAAAGAGGAACGACCAATAGCATTTGGATTAGCATAACAAGTAGCAGCAATTAAAGTAACTGCCTCTATTCTAGAATCATCAGATAAATTAGCACGACCAAAGTCAAAGTGTATTACTTCTGCTATATTATCACCATAAATATTTTCTTTTATAGCTACCCTACTTATATAAGTAAGATTTCTAGACTTTATTTCTTCAAGATATGTCATTTTTTTCCTTTGCATCAACTAAAACTATACGAGATATAGATAAATCTTTATATCTCTTTAAAAAAGAGACTACTCCTGATGCGTCTGTCCAAACTTTTGCAAGAACAATATTATCAGGAGAGTCACTAAACACATATAAACAACTTTTAGGATTATCACTTTCTTTAGAAGCTACTAATCCGCACTCACAGGAAGAGTTAAGAGCAATTGTATTACAAGAAGTACAAATTACACATAAATGAGAAGTCATGCAGTTTTTACTTCTACCTCAAAAGCTTTTTGTAGTTTCTTTATAGTAAAAGAATTAAGGAAACTAATAAAATCTTTATCAATTTCTTCAATTTTTTTAATGGCTGAATCAACAGTAGTTACAGAATTAAAAAATTTATCACTATGAATAAGCTTTCTTAATTTAATAAGTGCTTGTTGTAAGTCTGCATGATAAGTAACATCCTTTTGTACTTCATTATTAGCACTATTCTTGCCAAGTTTATAAACTTTAAAATTTAGGTTGTCTACTTTCTCAATAACGTAGTTTTCATAAATTAGCATATTTTTCCTTTTTTTTAGTTTTAAAAATGATATACTAATCTATATTAATTCTAACTTAACCTTTAGTTTTTGGTACCTCTATAACTTTAGATATATTGTATTTTGGAATACCAATACCCTTTCTTGAAGAGTTCTTTATAGACCAGTAAGGAACGTTTAAGTCCTTTGAGGCTTCTAATTTATATCTATATGATTTTATAGTACCATCTAAGAAATAAACATCTACTGGTTGTGCTGTATTTATTTTATGAGGATTTTTAGTAGAGGGATTATTAACTTTCATCCAATCACTAATTTTCTTTCTAGCCTTAGGACTATTCATTGGATTAAACCCATTAGCACGTCTAATCTTTGTAGCTTTTGAATGTGCTAGTTTACATCGTTCATATTGTGATGCAGTAAAATTACGACGACTAGTTGGGCTTAATTGCCCCGCCATTAAAGAAAATGCACTCAACATTTTAGGACAGTTAGGATAAATTTTAGTCAGTAACCAATGAGCTAAGTAATGCTCTCTTGCAGTGAGTTTAACAATATTATCGGGGGAGTTTAAACCCCCGTGAGATTTTGGAATAATATGATGTTTCTCATAGTAAGAGGAGGAAGTAGGATTAGTAACCCTACTTTTTATTAAAGATTGATAAATTAAGAGATAATTCATTTCAAGAATGGCAGGACAAACACTCATCTTTATCAATCTTATGTTTCATAGCTTTATTCTGAGATTGTAGATAGTATAAACTATGAATATAAGGGTCTTTAAAAGCAATATCATGGATTCTTGCTATTTCTTCCTCAGTCTCGTCAGCAGTAAAGAAGAGATTAACAGACTGTCCTTGGTCTACTTCCCGCTGTCTATGAGCAGCCATTAAAAGGATAGACTCTTGAGATACTTCAAAAGCAGTTCTGAATACAGCTTTTTCATGGTCTGTAAGCCAATCTTCTCCTTGTACCGAACCCTGGTCCTCAGCAATACGTCTCATAACTTCCTCAGTATACATATCACGTTCTTTCATAATATCCAAAAGAACTGGATTAATACGATATACAGTGCCACCAGCAGTATCTTGCTCAAATACATTAGCATATACAGGTTGAATACCTTCACTAACCCCACCTTGAATAATAGAGGTAGATTTAGTAGGAGGTAGAGCTATACGATGAGAACAACGTTCACCATATCCAACCATCCACTCAGGTTCTCCAAGTTCTTTAGCTAACATCTTAGAAGCTTTAAGAGTTTCCTTATTCATTTCCTTAAAAAACATCTGATTAAATTGAATAGAACTAAAATCACCAAATGCCCATGATTTCTTTTGGTAATAAGTAGATAAACCTAATACACCAAGTCCTTGTGCTCTTGACTTCTCAGTAAAGGCAACAATACGCTCAAATCCTTTTTCTTGTTTGGCCTTAATCAGCATATCCTCAATAATAGCATCAAGGAAAATAGTACTTATTTGAAATAACTTTGTATCTCTCCACTCATCATAGTTTGCAATATTTACAGAAGATAATACACAAGTAAATGAGTGTTCTTCATCTGACATCAACGTAATTTCTCCACATAAATTAGAGTGTCTTACCTTAAAGCCTTTATCAATATAGACTTGGGGTCGATGTCTATTTACTTTATCAACAAAAAAGAAATATCCTTTACCTTTTGTAGCTTTAGTTTTAAGTAGTTTACACCAAATAGTATCAGCTAAGTCAAAGTCTCGTTGAAATAACTCTTCAAACTCATCAGTTATATTCCAACCAATATTCCATCCCATATCATTAGCAATAATCTGATTTGCAAGTTCTTCAAAATCATCATGTAGAGGGTTTAAATATTGACCACAGCTGCCTCTACGAGAATTACCTTGAGACACATCCTCCATATCTGCAACTACACCTTTAGCAAATTGCATAATACCATTTGCAGTACCACCACTAGAAATTGCACTACCTCTTGGGCGTATTGGATCTAAGCAAGTAGAAGTACCATAACCACGTTGAGTAAGTTGTGCCATCTCTTTTCTTGCTTCATAAAAGGAAGCAATAGAGTCACCAACGTAGGTCCCCGAACATGATATAGGATGTCCACGGTTATTTCCCATATTTGTTAGTACAGGAGTAGAAGGAGATAACCACCCTTTCCACATTACATCAAAAAAGCAGTCAAACCATGTATCATAGCCAAAGTCTTTAGGAATTTCAAACTTAGTTAGTTCTGCTGCACGTTTAGCAATCCTAGTATACATATCTTTTGGGGTCTCTGCAGTATCTAAGTAGTTTTGATTTACTAACAATTGGTAACCAGCAGTACTAAGCCAGGATGGTGCTAATCCATCATTTTGTAGTTGTTTTCTTTTATGTGATAATCTTTCATATTTTGTATTACTCATTATTTTACCTCTAAATATGGTTTTCTTGAAAATGCTGATAAAGACCAGCTTCTTTTATATTGATTACTACCTGCCGAAAAGAAATCATGTAATTTTATAGAATTAGCTCCTTTATAAAACCAATCAGCAATTGGATTATCCACAATTTGGTATAAAGGTTCACATCCTAAATCAACTAGAACTAGATTAGCCCGTGAGCGAATAAAAGCCTTCAACTGACTTGCAGTAATATCATTAATAGGCAAGTTTGCTTGGAAAGTATAATCAATAATAGCATCTTCATAAGATACAATTGACTCTGTTAATTCTTTAAGGTCTTTATTATGTTTATCATGATTAAAATAACCGTGAAGTTCTTTATATTCCTCAATATAAGTATTATGTAAGTAAGCCGCAAATACTCCGTGGAGTACCTCATCATTTACAACATAATCAACACCAGTCAGAGTATTAGGTATTAACTTATGACCGTTAGCTTTAAAAGATTTTAACATAGCAAAGTTACTAAATAGAAGTACCTGTTCTATCATTGATACCATAGCTAATGATAATAATTTATTTTTTGATAAATTTTTAGTAATTGACTTAACATAGTCAAGTTTATTTTTGATTGCAGCAACATCTTGTTGTACTTTTGCAGTATCCTCAGGATCAATATTAAGAGTATCTGACATCTTTTGATAAAAGAAAGCATGTACAGACTTCTCCATAGCAGCTATTTGTTTACAAGCACCATCAATCTCAGAGTGTGGAAACCAAGTACTAATAGTATCCCATATTTCTCCTACACTTTGTTCTATTTCAACAAAGTTAGTAAGAGTTACAGTAACTAAATTATAACTATCTTTTGACATATTATGTAGATAGTCATGTATATCATTTTCAACTTTAATCTCTTGAGCAAACCAAGCAATATCTTGTTGTTGCTCCATCAATGCTTTAGCAGAGGGGTATAAATACTTACCAAATAGTGGGTTAGGGGTCTCAATAGGTAGTAGGGACATGTTCAACCTTTAAATAAATTTTTAACTAAAGTATTTTATCTTACAAATACTATTGTAAATCTTAATGCTATCAGGAGACTCTACAAAAGTAAACTGTAGATATATATCAAAGTTTGGAGTTGCTTTAATATTTCTTATAAAATTTAGTACTTCATCTAAATTTTTGAAAGGGCCTTCTAATCTTAGAAGTTTATCTCCAGTGTTAGAGGCAATAAAAATATGAGTAATTATATTGTTTTCATTATACACTACTAATACCTCATTATTTGGATTAGCAAGTACATTACTTACAAATAGAAGTAGCTCAATTTTTCTCATTTAACTCTACCAAGTCCACGCTGTTTACGTTTAGCCAGCTCTATTAGATAAGGTGCAACACCACCATATCTATATACAAATTCTTTAGTACATTCTTTGTATGTTAAAAGATATAGAATATTATAGACTGCTTTTTCAGAAATACCATATCTGCCTGATAATACAGACTGAGTAGTCCCTAAAAAATAGTCTTCCAAGAGGCTGACTGCCTCTTGGCAATTCAGCACCTTATCCATTATACTGACTCTAACTTCGCAAACAAATTACTTAGAATATTGTTATACTCAATAACATCAGTACTCTTAGACAACTTAGAAATAGCAAACTGCTCCAAAGCCATAGATATTACACTACCAATAAGACCTACTTGTTGTTCATTTAGGCGTCTTCCAATAAATTTAGTAAACATAATAAACAAGTCAGTAAAGTATGTAGCTCGTACTTCCATCAATTCCAATTTATCATCATCGGGATAATGTACTAAATAAACTAATCCCTGTAGATATGAGAATCCATAAGTAACAAAAGCTTCAAATCTATCCTCTAGAGTTTCACTAATTAAGAAGTCTGTATAAGCATCATTAAGCTGTGATAGAATCCTATCAAAACTTGGATCTACCTTTTTATTCATTTCCATAGCTTCAGGAAAAAATGGAAGTAAAATACCGTCTACTATTTGGTTTTTTGAAACAATTTCAAGTAACATTTTAACTCCTTGTTAATTTAATAAGAGTATATCATACAAAAGCATGTTTGTCAAGTTAAATACTTAAATTTATACTATTTTCAAAATTATTAGAAGTATATAAATCTCTCTGTAGCCAAATAATAAGTGGAACCTCTTTAATAAATTCTTTAAGTCTCTTTCCACTTCTTGAAAGACCTAAATTACTTCTTATTTTACGTGCTGTGGTAGCACTAGCTAAATTTAGAATATCTGCTATTGCTTCATCAGATAAGTATAAATAGTTATCAACTAAAAATGCCTTTTCAGCATCTGTTAATTTACTTCTATTCTTTTTTATCATTTTGGTCTATCTACTTTAAATTTAAATCCTAAAACACGGTCATCATGTTTAACTCGGATGACTTCACGAAGTCCATCTTCTAAAGATAAATCAAAGAATTTCATCTCAGAAGATAGTAGGTCTTTATAAGAGTCTTTAAGAATAATTGAATCTTTTAAAGCAACTGCTTCAGGAATATGTTTTATAATATACTTTAACTCATTATCTAAATCATAATAATTTAATATTGAAAAATATCTTTTCCTATAAAATATAGGAAACTCTGAACGTACAAAGTCAGGAACAATATATCTTTGTTTACGTTGTACAAATTCTAGGTAGTACTTTCTAGCTTCTGTCAAAAATGAACTTGAAGTAACAACTGGAGTTAGTTTTTGCTTTTCTTTCTCAGAAAGATTATAACTATCTATTTTATATTTATATGGGTTAATATCATACCATTCTTTAAAATTCATTTAGCTCTCCCTGATGGAATTATAATTATCGATAAATCTTTTTGCTGTTCCCATGTATATACTAAGTATCTTAAGGAAGATAAAGATAAGTCAAAGTGTTTATGTCGTTTAGTTCTAGCAACTTCTTTTGTTTTTGGATTTTTCCAAGATAAATTTTTAATTTCACTAATTAACTCTACACACTCTTCAGAAATTCTCAATTTACCTTGATGAAATAGGCTATTAACTTTATCTACACCTTCATCAATCTTATTATTTGCTTTATTAACATAATATCCATAAGTAACTGACATATCATGGATTAGTTGAACAGCAGATGGATCAGCATATCTATGTATTGATAAATATTTTACACTACTCTCTATTTCTCTAAATTTTGAAACATGATATTCTAAAGCTTGTTGTGACTCCTTATATTCTCTAATAATTGTTATAATTCCAGTTAATGGTTCTACAACACCTAATAAGTAACTTGTATTATCATCAAATCCAAAGTCAATACCGGATATACATACCTTAGGGTTATCAAGTATATGGTAAACTTCTTCTCGTTTTATAATAGATGTTTCTTGATTAAAAGAAAAATATACTAATGAATCTCTTAAAGATTGCCAAATTCCTCTATATTCCATATCAAATGTTTTCTTAGGAAGTGTTGCTTCCTTCTTAGCCAAATATTCTTTTGAAATATAAGGATTTGCAGATGTTGGGAAATTAAATGAAATATACCCCGGTAGTTTTAACTCACCACGTTCAAAAGGAATATAGAAGTCATTATCATAGTCACGAACTGTTCCAATAAACATTGTTTTAGAATACATAAACCCATCTTCTTGGAGTCCATAGTCTGCTTGTGCTGGGTTAATTTTATTTTCCCAAATCTCCATAAGGTCAGATATATCCTGAGACTCATCAAATATAACCAGTGAATATTTAAAACCAAGTACATTAGAGATAGATTTAGGGGTTGCACAAATAATAGTTTGACCATATTCAAGAGTAAATGTAAGTAACTTAATATCTTTAGATTTAATTTTTAAACCAAGCTTTATAATAGCTAATTCAACCTTATCATAGATAGCTTTAGCATTAGCAAATGTAGGAGTTACAAGAAGTACTCTAGCATTAGGTATTAGAAGCTCAGTCGAAGCAATAGCTGACATAACTTCAGATTTACCAAAACGTCTACCACAAGCTAATGTAATAACATCAAAAGCTCTGCTAGCAACTGTATCAAATACAATCTGCTGTGCTGGGTGTGGTTTAAACTTTAAAGCTCTAGCAGAAGCATTATAATCAATTTTATTAACAATTGATTGATATACTGTTACATCTTGAGTAAGTAAAACTTCCTCTTGTATTAAATTTTCCTCAAAATCTTCTGCTATCATTTAGTAATCTGCTGTAATAATGTGATATAAGTATCCTCGTTAGCTCCAAGCTCTTTTTTCTCTCGTTCTTTGAGTAAGGAATCTTGTAGCATAATTAAGTCTACTAGGTCTTTCTTAGTAGCACCTTTATAATCTCCAGCCATATCTTCTTCAATCTCTCTAATCTTAGAGTCAATTATTTTACTCATTATCTCTAATCTATACTCCTTAGATAGATCATATTGAGCATTTATAAGAGTTTGTAAAAACTCTTTAACTACACTTCTAGAAAGAATACGTTTAACATCAATTAAAGGTATTCCTAAGTAGGAAGCAATATACGCATTTGACTTCTTATCAGCCCTAAGCTCACATACAGCTCTTTCTACTAGAGATATAGGCTTACTAGGGGCTTCACATTCAGTAAATACTAAGTCACTCTCTAATTTAGCTATAACATCAGGAGATAATTCACCAACTTCTTGTGATGCTTTACTAACTAAGTCCATATTCATATTATACTCTCACAAATTTATTATTATACTCACAAAGAACATTCATAAACATGTAATTTCCTAATTCTTCTTTCTCTATAGGAGTTAAAGGAATGATTAATTCAACACCAGCTGTACAAGCAGAACATCTAGTTAATGGTGTAAATGAACTAGCTTCTTGTTGAAAAGTTTTTCCACATACACATTCAAAAGTTATTATAGAATCATCTATTGATAATATTCTTTTTAATGGTGAACTCTTTAAATTAACTTTCATATTTAATCTCCTATTGCTTATTTAATTATCGTTACCTAGAGAAAACCTGTAATGTTTATAGATAAAAATTAGAGGTTTTATAGAAAAAGTATTTAAAGGGGAATACAATAATAGGTCTTGGGACACCCTTATGAAACCTCGTAAAATAGGCTTTCAGTTTTCTTTAAGAAAATGTAAAAATTACTTATTTTCTTACTTTGACGATAATAAGTTAATTGATGTATACTCCAAGGGGGGTCTAGTGGGAATTTTTAATTTTTTCTCAAAGAAAGAAAATAAATCTAATAACAATGTAGGTACTTCTGTTTTCGTTAATACTAAAGCTAGTAGAAATAATGCTGAAGCTGCTAAGAGTTATGATGGTGGTAAAGGTAGTTTAGCAAAACTCTCTGAGGAAAATACTTTACATACTAGTGAGTTAATATTTAGTTGTGTTGATTATATTACAAAAGCAGCCAGTCAAGCAGTACCAAAAATTGGAGTACTTAGTGATACTGGAGAACTTTTACCTTTACCAAAAAAAGATAAACTAAATGCTTGGGTTCAATCCCCAAATCCATTCTTTACTTGGGGTGAGTTGATTGAGCTAAATATTCAAGCTATTCTACTATCAGGTACTTCTTTTATGACTCTTGAAACTAATAAAGGAAATCTTGAATCTTGGTTTTTAGGTTCTCCATCTTCTGTTAAAATAGTTCCTGACCCTAGTAATTATATTAAAGGTGTTATTTGGAAAGATAAAATTACTTATAATTATGATGAGGTATGTATTGTAAGAAATCCTACTCTTAATAATATGTACTATGGAGTTCCTGCTGTACGACCTCTATTTGATACTCTATTACTTGAGGGTTATGCGTTAGAGGACTTAAAGAGTTTCTATGCAAATTCAAGTCTACTTACAGGATTATTAGAGTCTGAATATGCTCTCAGCCCTGAACAAGTAAGTGCACTTCAAGACCAGTTCGCTATGATGTATGGACAAGGTGGAGTTAATAGAGGTGGTACTGCTGTACTTCCAGGGGGAATTACATATAAACCAATTCAGGTATCCCCTCACGACTCAAAGTTACTTGATTCTTTACATATTAGTGATAAAAGAGTTCTTCGTGTATTTAAACTTAACGCATTAGTACTTGGGGGTGAAAATACTTCAACATCAAAACCTCAAGATTTGATGAAAGTAGTCTTTAATACTGCTGTACGTCCTTACTTATATAAATTAGAGGACTCTATTACTCTTTTCTTACGTGGTAAGTATAAGAACCCTAGATTATCTTTCACCTTTGATTTAGATAGAGTTGTAGAGCTTGAAACTAGTTTAGATGTACGTGCTGAGGCTGCAAAAACTTTATATGCTACTGGTCTTGCAACACTTAATGAGGGTCGTAATATGATTGGATTACCAAAAGTAGCAGTTGATAATGCAGATAAGAATATTCTTGCAGCTTACTTATTTGGTACTGGTGCAACATATGTACAAGATGGTGCTTCACTTTCAGGGGTTGGAACAGCTCCATCTACTGGTGGTTCAGGAAGTACAAATCCAACTGGAGGAGCTTCTAATGGTGCTGTAACTCCGCCAGCACCGTAATATACACACTCATAGTGATTATTAACGATAATCTTAATATATATATTAAAAGAAAGTTTAAAAGGGACTATTAATGGATAAACTAACATTAGTAATGAACGACTTAGAGATTGTTAAGGATTTAGGTACTCCTGGTAGTCCTAATAACGCAGACATTATTTATATTAAGGGGTTTGCTAATAGATTCCTTGATGATAACGGTCAAGTTGTTGTAGACCGTAGTGGAGATTCAGTTCTTCCTAGTGGGTATAACTTAGATAATTTTAAGAAAAACCCAATTCTATTATCTTACCATGATAATCAAGAACCTGTTGGTAAAGTTATTGACATTAATGTAACACTAGATGGACTAGAGATTACTGCAGAAGTCCACCAAGTTCTTAATGAAAAAGTATATTATGCTGTTAAAAATCGTATATTAAAAACACTTTCTATAGGATTTAAGCCACTTGATAGTGTTTATGATGCCTTAGCTGACATTTACTACTATAAATCTGTTGAGCTTTTAGAGGTTTCTATTGTAGCAGTACCGGATAATCAAGATTCTATTTTTACTACTCTAACACAATCTCCTTGTGCTAACGGTAGTTGTTTACTAGCAAGTAAAGCTACTAGTACTCATACCCTTTCTTGTGCTAAAAAAATTAAAAATAAAGAAATATCTAATAAACGTTGGAATGAAGTAGACAAATCTATCCTTCTTGATACTATTAGTTCTGATGCCACTAAAGAGGTGATTGAGGAAGCTTATTTAGTTGTAGGAGACCTTGAAAAGAAAAGTTCTTGGAAATTCCCTCATCACGAGTTTATTGAGGGTAAACTTATTGTAAGTAAAGGTGGAGTCCAATCTGCATTTGCTGCACTTAAAAGTGTCCAAGATGAGTTAGTATATAGTAAAGAAACTAAGATTTTAGCTGCAAAACATCTTCTAAAACACTATGAAGAAATGGTAGAAATTAAAGTAATTGAGGAAGTTCCTGAAGATATTACTAAATTTATTTTAGACTTAGAGACAGTTGAAAAAGAAATAGACGATAATACTCTTGATACACCACTAACTGATGAAGATGGTAACGAAATTAACATCCAAAATGCTGAGGGCGATGATTCCAAAAAGGCTGAGGATGAAGGTCAACTACCTAATGTTCTTTCTTTTGAGCAGGTTTTGTCTTATGTAGCGAGTTCTGAGGCTACAGACGATTATATTGATAATTTACTTAAGCTACGTCAAGCAATTGATTTAACAGTAAATTCACATTTAAAATATTAAGGAGATTCCATAATGGCAATCGAAGCTTTTGATAAAATGGCAAAAGAGTTAGAAACTCTTAAACTTGAACTAGCAGAAACAAAATCTGCTTCTGAAAAACAACTAGAAGAGCTACATAAAGAGCTTGGTGTACTATCTGAGCGTAAAACATCGTTTGATGACACCGTAGTTTCTGATAAAGAAATTGCTAAAGCTAAAGAAATTGGAGCTAATCTTCATCTTAAATCTATTCTAACAGGTCGCCCTGCATCATCTTTTGCAGAGTATAAAGAGGTAGCTGGATTAGTTGAAAAAGCTCTTGTTCCTGCTGATATTTCTAGTTGGTTGGCTGAAGAATTTAGTGGTCAGATGTTGACTATGCTTGAAGCTGAGTTGATGATTGAGCCGTTGTTTTCTAAATTACAAATGCCTGCTAATCGCAACCAATTTAGTATTCCTGGTCGTACTACTGATGCTACTGCATACTTGATTGCTCCTGGTGCAGATGCTATTGAGTCAACAATTGCTGCTGGGAAAGTAACTTTTGCTACTAATCGTATCAAAACACTTGTAAGTGTTACAGACCAAGCTGACCAAGATGCTGTAGTTGCAGTTATGGATTTGGTAAAACAAGAATTGTCACAATCATTGGCTCGTGCTTCTGAACAAGGCATTATTGCTGGTGATACTACTTTTACTAATGCTAATGATGTTCGTAAAGCATTTGACGGATTGCTAAAAATGGCTGTATCTGCTGGTATGACTGTTGATGGTGGTGCTGCTAAAATTACTGCAGCAGTAGTACTTGCTGCTCGTAAGAAACTTGGAGTTTATGGGTTGAATTTGACAGACCTTGCTATTATTGCACCTGTCAATGTTGCTTATGATATGTTGGCTATCCCTGAGGTTATGACAGTTGATAAATATGGTCAAGCTGCTACTATTCTTACTGGAGAAATCGGTAAACTATATGGTATGCCAATCGTTGCTTCTGCTTATATCCCTAGTAACTTGACTGCTCTTGGTGTAGTTGATACTACTACTCCTGGAACTAAAACTGCGGTACTTGTTGTTAATAAACGTTTCTTCGGTATTGCTGACCGTGGAGCAGTTGGTCTTGAAGAAGAGCGTAAAGCTGTTTCAAGTTCAACTCTTTATGTTGGTTACCGTGATCTTGACTTCAAAAAACTTTCAGTTGTTGCTACTCCTGTAGTTGCAGTTGTAAATCTTTAAGAACTGAGTGGGTATTCCCACTCTTTCTTTTTATTTTAGCCGAGGCATGTGCATCATGTCTGAGTTAAGATTTAAGGAATATAAATGGAATTATTATTTACTGGTAAAGGTATTACAGCTGTTGATATTGATTTTGTTACTGGTTGTCAATACACAGTTGCTGACAAAGATGCTAAGTATCTTTTAAATACATTTCCTGAGGTTTTTTCTGAAGTTAAAACAGTAAAAGCTACTAAAGATAAAGTGGAAGATGTAACAGAAGAAGATAAATTTACTAAAAAGTAATAAGGATTATATATGACCCCGGAGTTAATTGCCTATTTCATTCAGTATTTAGATATTTCCGGGGAAGATGTTGAAATTATTTCTTTTGCTTCTCAACTACTTGCTCAAGTTGAAGACTATATCTATAATACCTACGATATTTCTATAAACCCACGTACTCTTGTAGAATATCATGATGGCAAAAATTCTAAAAAACTTTATACTACAAAAGGTAGAATTACAAGTGTAAACTCTATTATAGTAGGTGGTGTAGCTTTAGATATATCAAGTATTATAACAACTGGAAACAGTATTTATATTCCTGATAATACTTTTCCTACTGGTGTAGATAATATTATTATTACTTACAGTGTAGGTTTTACAAATTATACTGATATTCCTCCTAGTTTATTAAATGCTATGTTTTCTATTGGTAAAAAAATGTATACAGATATTACTAAGAACTTAGAAAATTTCTCTATGGTATCTTCAGATATTAAACAATCAGTTAGACCAGTAGATAAAATTTCTTACTTAACTGATACAACCCTTCAAGCATTTAAAATATTTAAGCTTTAATTATGTTTACCCCTGGTACTTCTTATAAATTAGCTAAACATTTTATTCTTAGCTTAAATAAGATAACAGATGATATTGCAAAAAATTTTGGAATTATTGCAAATGAAGAGGTAACAAAATGGAAGAAAGAACTTTATAAGAAACTATCTGTTCCTGCTGCTGAAAATATTATAAAACAACATAAACAACGCCCTGATGACTCTGATGCTCCTCACTTTAATGGCGGTAATAAACCAAGCCTTAGAGATACTATTAGAGCGGATGTTACATCAAGATTTAATACTTCAGAAACAAAACGTATTATTAGTATTGTTGCTAGTGTTGGTATTGCTAATGGACAAAAATTAGACTATGCTGAATATACTAATAATGGTTCTCCAAAAAGAAAAGATGGAACTACTCCTAGCTGGGAGAATTGGATGGATAAAGCTATGTTAAAACGAACAGATATTGAGAGGTTTTTAGATGAGAGTGGTAAGGAAATACCATCGATGCATGATATATTAGATGATTTAATTTTAATGAGAGGTCAACTATGAGAACAGAAGTTATAGATGCGATTTGTGTGGATTTAGAAAATACTAGACAGTTCAAAAAAGTATATAAAAATATTATCCCAGTATGGACTGATATTAAAGAGTTTCCTGCTATAGCTATTGTTTATGAAAGTGACACTGTAAATAGAGAAAATCTTACTAATAGTAAAGCATTTATTTCTGCAAATATTCCTATTTATATATATAATAAACAACGTGGGTCTAATACAGAAGATAACTTGTCAGATTTAGTTGAAGTAACTCAAGGAGTTATTGAAGCTAATACATATATTAAGACTAATTGTGTTGAGGGAATGATAACTTCTTTTAAAAGAGACGGAGGCCTTCTAATGCCATATTCAATTGCTCAATTACAATTACAAATTAGATACATAAAACGGCTTGTTTAACACTATTTTAGATACTCTACGATAATAAGAATGACATACTAATCTCAAAGGACATTACATGGCTCTTTATCGTTCTAATAGTGCGGTTTATGCAATCATTAAAGAATCAACATTTAATGCTGGTGGTACATTCCATTCATCTGACGTTGTTGAAGTAACATCTGATACCGCACTCAAACCTGAAGGAGACTCTATTGAGCGTAAAGCTATTAAGAACTCTTTCGTATCCCAACCTAAAATGGCTGGAAAAATCTTTGGAAGTGGAAAATGTGGCGTTGAGCTTATCCCTCTTGGTACCGGAAGTACAGCTCTAAATGGTTCTGCCCTTTTAGAAGTTGCTCTTGGTATTGTAGAAGCTCCGGGTCTTGCAGCAGGTGCATTTATTGGATATTCTGATGCTGGTCATACTCCTGCTAAACAGATTTATGAAGCTGGAGCTTCTGATACTGGTGTAGCAACTTTATACAAACTTGCTAAACCTTGTGGAAGTCAACCTTCCTTAGCTATTAAACAATTCCTTGGGTGTGATGCTAGTGATAGTCAAACTATTACTTATACTGGGGTTGTTCCTTCAAGTGTCAAGTTTGACTTTCCAGTTGCGAATGTTGCTTCTATTTCTTTTGATTTAGGTGCTTCGGGTTATACAACTGCTTCAGGGGAGCCAATTATTTCAGGTACTGCTCTTGTTGAAAACCCTTATGTTGGTAAAAACGCTACATTTACAATTAGTGGGGTAAATTACGAGGCAAAAGACCTTTCTTTCTCAATTGATAATACTGTTGTAGACCGTGAAGCTATTACTTCTGCTGGTATTACTGCAAAAGCTATTACTAAGAAACAAATTAAAGGTTCCTTATCAGTTGTTTTCTCTGATTACTCTGAGCTTAATAAGTTTAAAAATAATACAGACGCCTCTGTTTATCTAGAGATGACATCAGGCTCACATAAGTTTGCTATTTGGTTCCCTCGTGTTCGATATACCTCTGTTTCTATTGAAAATGCTGATGGTATTCTTGAAAACAAAATTGAATTTGAAGCTTATGAAGATGCAACTCTAGGTGAGGCTGTTTATATAGCACATATGTAAACTAATTGAGGGTTCTATACCCTCTACTTTTGATTAAATTAAGGAGAAATTATGGCATTAATTACAAATTCAAATAATTCTGAAACTTTTAAATACATTCCTGTATCTTGTAGAGGCGATGAAAGTCCATTTTCTGTAACAATTAAACGACTTGATAAGAAAAGTTTCACTAAACTTGAGGACGGTCTTACAAAAGTAAGTCAAGATGATGCTACAATTAGTTTTGCATCAGGTTCATTTAACTGGGGTTTAGTTAAACGTGGTGTAGTTGGTTGGGAAAATATCACTGATAAAAACTCAGCTCAATTGAAATTTGTAAAAGACGCAAATGGATTTATGGACGATAGCTCTATTGAGGCTCTCCCTTTTGACATTATTACTGAAATTGCAAATGTAATTGCTAATATTACTCGTAAACCTGAGCATACAGACCTATTTTTAGGTACGTTTAGCACAGAGACTGTTGCAAGTGCTACTGCATAAACAACTTCACTATTATACTCCTATAGTATATCAGGAAGCCTCTATACCGGAGGTTACTGTTATATTTAATACATTATCCCTACGTGAACTTAATACTGTTACTGCTATATATAACTCAGGGAAAACTGAAGAATATGTTTATAGGGTATGTGAGATAGCTATTGTAAGGATAGAAACAGTAGAAGATAGTGTATTACACTTTTCTGCATTTTCAAGTTCCATTATGAAAGAGATTGCAGCCTATATTATAAAAGTATCCAGTTTAAGCCAAAAAGACTATCAAAGTCTTATTACAACTTCAGACTTATATTTTTCTGATGTTTTATCATCAGAAAATTGGAATTGTGAAGTATGTAAGAGAAAAAGATTACAAAGTAGTAGAAACTGTGGATTTTTGGGGGAGCAGGATAAATCCCCGGATTTTAAATTGATTATAAATAATAATCTATATACACACTGTCCAGTTTATGATATGGACTTTAATATTTTATCTGTAGGTATTGAGGCTTATAATATATTTAAGGCTGGCTTCTTACCTGACCCAGGCGGGTGGTTTGACCAAACACAAACTTTTTGTACATTTTCTGTATTAATAAATAATAGTATAGAAACTAAGAAGAAAAATCAAATGGAGTTAGAGTTAGCTAAAGTAAAACAAGGGTAAGCGATAACGATTATATAAGAGTAACTTACGAGTAAAGGCTAATAATGGCTACTGATAAAACACTTAGTTTTGGGGTTGAATTTATATCAAAGGGTCTCGACAAGATTGATAGAGACTTGGTAAATACGTTTAAACGTGTAGGGGAGTTAGAACAAGCGGCTTCCGTTGTTTTTAAAGGTAATGATACTGCATTATCAAAAGCACAAAGAGGGTATCAAGACCTTTCTGAGGATATTCAGAGTCTTAGTGAAAAGGTTAAGATTACTACAGACCGCTTTGATAAATTCAAACGCTCTAAAGCCGCCGATGATAAAGACCACCCTGCTTGGGAAGCATTTACCCAAGTTTTAGCAGGTTTAAATACAAAATTAGCAGCAGTTACTGGTACTTTTAAGGGATTTAATGACCAATTAAGTGGTACAGCTAAAGGTGCAAATATAAATATCCAAAATCTCTTAACAGCTTTAAAAGGTTTAGGAGTTTCTGATACAATTTTAACTTCTCTCAAAGATAAATTATCTGCTGTTAATAATATCTTAATAACTACTGGTAGAGGTACTCAACTCGGTAAGCTTAATCGAGATATGGAAAAATATTATGCTACTATTTTAAAAGTTGAGGAAGCTTCTAGAAAATTTAAATCTCTTGATTTGAAAAGTCCTGAAAAGAATAAAGCTATAACTACTTTAGATAATTCTAAAGATAAAATAGTTAGTGGAAAACTAAATAATCAACAAACTGATACACTATTAAAATCTATGGATTTAACATATAAGTCTCTTTTAGAAACTCAAAATACACTATTAAAACAACAAAAAGAGTCAAAATCAGTATTAGTAAGTGATATAGCACTATTAGAAAAGAGACGTGAGTTACTAAATAAGAGTTTAGAATCTCAGAAGTATAGTGCATCAATTGAGGACTTAAAAACTGGACAAAAGGTACTTAAGCTATTAGATGCTGAAATAGAGAAAAGAAAAAAATTACTTACATTAACCCCTACTTCTTTAAGTACTAAAGATGTTAATAATTATACTAAGAAGATAAATACTGCAACAGGTAATACTGGAAATTTAGCAGATTTAGCTCTTAGTACAAAAGAAGATGTAAATCTTTCTAAAAACTTTATTAATGCTAAAGAAGCAGCAAAAAGTTTATTAGCAGAAGTAGATAGAATTGGACAGTCTCTTCGTACTACTTCTACAAGTACTCTTGAGGCTCTTAAAAGACAGATAGAGTCTATTAATACTAATCTTTCTAGTAAAACAAAGGGAGGAGAGGCGTCTCCTAAAGTAGCAAGTTCAGAGTTATCAGACTTAAATAAGAAGTTAGGACTATTAAGACAGATAAATGAGTATGAAAATAAGATAGAAGCAAATGCAAATTTAAATCCTGGTAATAAAGATTTAGGTTTACATAGTTTAGAGGCACTACGTGGTGAATTAATTGCTACAGGTAGTGACATAAATATCTTAAAAGATAAGTTTAGCTCATTAAAACAAAGTTTCGATAGTAAGTCTACTATCGATGTTGGGTTTGATAATACTATTAAGAAATATATATCACAAATTGGGGAGTTAGAGAGACTAAAAAATGCTAAAACTAATTGGGCTAAAGATTCTAGTCTTGACCAAGCTCAACATCAGATTGAATTACTAGGCCAACAACTTGAACGTGTACGAAGAGCGAAGCAGCAATTTGATGAAAGTTTTACAACTAGTACTAACTTTTCAACTACAATTAAAGAAGGTAGTGCTCAATTACAAAACATTAATAAAAAGTTAGCTGAAAGCTCAGAAATTACTAAACATCTTAATGCACAACTTAATGACTTAAGTTTTACTAAGTGGTTACAGAATATTGGAGGAAGAGTTTTAGCCTATACTTCTTTATATGCTGGAATATCGCAGGTTACTCAAGCACTTTCAGAAGGTATTTCCTATATGTTAGAGTATGACCAAGCTATTCATACTCTATCTGCAGTACTTGATATGTCCTCAGACTCTGCAACAAAATTAGAGGGTAGACTTGCAGACCTTGGTACACAATTTGGAGGTTCTTTAAAAGATATTAATGAAACTGCCTTAGCATTAGGACGTGCTGGTTTTGATAAATCGGAAGTAGTTAGTGCGACTGAAATTATTATTAAGATGGCTAGATTAACTGGGGATACTTTTCAATCATCAGCAAGTGCTTTAATATCTTATATGGAAGTTTATGGAGACTCTGTACCAAATATAGAGGCTATGGGTGATTCATTAGCATATGTAGCTAACCAATCACGCCTATCTACTCAAGATATTGGTACACTTGCAAACTATGCTTTAGCTGCTGCTAAATCAGTAGGATTTACTCGTAATGCTGTTGATGCTATGGCAATTGCCTTCTCTAATGCAGGGGTTAATGCATCTACTATTGGAACTCAGGTTCGTAGATTATCTTCATTTATTGGGGATACTAGTAAAGAGGCAGTTAATTTCTTTACATCTATGGGTGTAAGTCAAGCTGAATTTTCTGCTAGACTAAAAATGGGTGTAAATGAGTCTAACGCAGCAATGACAGAGTTTGTTTCTAAATTAAAGAATATTTCTGACTCAGATTTCGCAAGAATTACAAAAGGTATGGATGTACAAGCTTTACAGTCTGTTACATTACTTCGTAATAATGCTGACGAGTTTTTTAGACACCTTCAAACCCTTAATGCAGGGGTTAAAGGTGAAGTTGATAAAGCTGCCTATGTTACTGAAAGTTATGCAATTACTTGGGAAAAATTAGGAAACTCTTTAGGAATTGCATTTAATAAGACTGCTGGTACATTACTACCAACAGCTAAGAATGCTGTAGATGGAACTGTTCAGGTTTTAGATGTTTTAAATAGACATATGGGTGAATTTACTAGTGGTACAATTGAAAATCTAAAAATACTTGGAGCTGTCTTTGCATCTGCTTTTGTTGTAAGTAAAGCTATTGCAAATCTTGAATTATTAAAATCTTCTTGGATAGCAGTACAAAGTTTAATGGTTTCAGGTACATTTGTACGAACTACTACTGAAATGGTTAATGGTGTTGAAGCTACTACAACAGCTGTTGTAGGATTATCTACTGTATTAAAAGAGAGATTGGCTGCAGCCCTTGGGGTTGTAGAAAGACACCCATTAGTAGTATTATTTACGTTAGTAGCTGCTGCGGCTGCTGCTGCTTATGCTTCTATTAAAGATGTAGGCTCAGAGACTAGTAGAGTTACTCAATTAGCAGTAGCCGAACAAAAAGTAAGAAATACTCTTGACCAAATTAGAGCTACAACAGATGTTAATCAAAGAGCAGCCCTTACAGAACAATTATATAAAGAACAGGAACTTGTTAAAACACTTAGAGAACAAACGAAGGTACTTGCTACACTAGCTGATGCTCACTCTAATCTTACTATCGCTAAAACTAATGTATTAGCATATCAAGATATGAATAAACACCCTAATGACTTCTCAAGTACTACTCTTAGTGCTGCTGGAGATAATACTAAAACAGCTATGATTAACTTTGCTAGTTCCATATCTGCTTCTATAGCTCAAATAATAAAAACAGTTCCACAATCTGATACTGCTTTACTTAATAAGCTTACTCAATTTCAAAATACAGTTGGAGGTATCCAAAAAGATTTAACAGCTGCTGATTTTAATAATAAAGATAATGTATCAAAATTAACTACGTTGCTAAATGTTCTAATAGAATCATATAATAAAGCTAGAGTAGCTTCAGGACAACAAAATATTATAGCAAATACTCCTACAGTTAATGCACAACAAACAGTAGGGAAATCAGCTGATGAAGTACGAGGAGAATTAGTTCATACAAATGTAAAAGGTGAAGAGATTAATAATCTAATGTATGCTATTAGTGATCCTATAAAGAATAACTTCGAGAGACTTACTAACCTTATATTATATATGAGAGATAATGGACTAAATGTTCATGTATCTAGTGGAGTTAGAGACCCAGTTGTAAATCAAAAGGTAGGAGGAGTACCAAATTCTGACCATACAAAAGGGTTAGGAGCAGATATAAATATACCTAATAAGACTCCTGTAGAGGTATTTGAGCTTATTAAATCTAATGCTAAATTAATGGCTAATATTGCTCAGCTAATTTTAGAGAAGGATACAGTCCATGTATCCTTAGCAACAGATAAAAACCCGTATAGACAAGGTGGAAATCGAATATTAATACAAGATGATAATGGAAAGTATCATACAGATACTTCTCCATCAGCACAGTTATATACAACAACTGGAGCGAATGGGCGTTTTAATATCCCAACTTCTATACCTTTGGTTACTGGTAGTAGTACTATACCTGCTGATACTCCAACCCAGGTTCATCAATCAGTTCCGGAAAGTACTATTAAAGCCCTTACTGCTCAAGTTGAAGAAATTAATAAGGCTTATAATGCTAGTGATGATGTTAATGATAGAATAAGAGCAACTCTTGAAATTATTGACAAGAATATAAATGCTTTATTTGGTGATGAAAAAAACCTAACAAACCAATTGGTTAAGGTTATGGATGGGGCTGGTAAACCTGTTGCAGATGAAATAAAAACATTCCTAGCAAATTTTAAAGGTACTACATCTGATAAACTATTAGCTATTGAAAATTTTAAAGCTACTTTGAGTACTAATAAAAAAGGGTTATCAGAGGAAGATCAAACAAAAAGAACAGTAGCAGCAGGTATGGTTACTGATATGGTTCAGAATTATACTGGCCCACAAGAGAATATTGATAAACTAAACTCTGTAAAAGAACAATTATTAACATTAGGAGAAATAAATAATCTAAAACAAGATGGTATTGCTTTAGATGAGAAAAGAGTAGCTTTATATACTAATCTTAGTGATGCCTTAGAACGAACTACACAAGAACAAAAAGAGGCAAATGACGCATTAGATAGAGCAAATGATACTTCTTTAGAAGCTAGAAAACAAAGTGAGATATATGAAGAAAGAATTGCTAGTACTATGCGTATGCAGGCAGAGAAATCAGAATTATTAACACAATTACTAAAAAAACGAGAAGATATAACTAAGGAAATAGAAGAATTTAATCAGAATGGTTCAGGTAATCTTGAGAAACATAATGAGCTAGTTAAAAAATTAGAAGAAGCTAATCAGGAAATTTTAGCTACTGATAAGGACATAGTTCAAACTACTGAAAAGATAGCTGAAAATAGAGCAAAAGCCACAGCAGCTACTGCTCAAGAAATTATTGCTAGTCGTAGAATCAATGCTGAATATCAAGACCTTCTAGAAACTACTAAAAAATACACAGATGAATTAGAAAGACAAGCACAGTTAAGTTCTTTAGGTTCCTCAGTAGGGGAGGATAGAGCTAAACAAATTCTAGCAACTAGAGCTGCTAGGGAAAATGAATTAGCTAATAGAGCTGACGCATCAGGCCCTAGTGCCCTATCTACTGGTTTTGGATTAAATAAAGTTACTTATAAAGAGTATGCAGAAAGAACACAAGCTAACTTTGACAAATATGCAGCTAATGCTAATACTCAAATTGATACTTTAAATAACCAAGAAGATACATTAAATCAAGCAGCAAAAATGCAATCTGATGCAGCAGCTCTACAAGCTATTCAAGATGAAATCGATAGAATAAAAATAGAACGTAATAGAATTACAAACGATACTATTATTGCTCAAAATAAAGCAGCTGCAGATGCACAAGAGGCTCAAATGGGTATGCAGCTTAAATCTGCTCAAGTTGGTTTCCAAGGATTAAATGAGATTGCTCAAACAGCTTTTCTACTATCAGGGAAGAGATCAAAGGCAGCTTTGAGAGCTTCACAAGCTCTACAAGTTGCTTCTGCAATAGTTAATACCTACATGGCAGCATCAAATGCTTATAGAGATGCTGGATTATTACCTGGCGGCACTTTTTTAGCTCCAATAGCTGCTGCAGGAGCTATTGCGGTTGGTATGCAACAAGTTGCACAAATTAAAGCACAAACTTTCCACACAGGGGGTTATGTCTATAACGATAATAGAACAGGATTACGAAGTGATGAGGTTCCTGCAACTCTACAAACTGGTGAGTATGTTCTTAGTAGAAAAGACATGGCAGCAATTAAAGAGGCAGGAAATTCTAAAGCCCCTCAACAGTCTTCTTCTACTCAATCTGAGGTTGTTATTGTAAATTCTATTGATCCTTCAGTTATAGAGTCTTACTTAACTTCAAGAGCTGGTAGACAAATTATAAATAACGTAGTCAAGCACTAGGGAGTAAACATGGCATCTAAAATAGGTATTAATAAGAATATGAATAGTTTATTTACTGATTTAAAACAACTAATGAGTGATGCAGGATGGAAGAGGCTTGATTATAGCACTATTTCAACTGTAACCTCTTCTAAATCTTTAAAATATACTCCTTCAGGAACTATTTTAGCTGCTCCTGGTAGATATTCAACAACTACAGGGATTATGATGTATCCTGGAGCAACGCTTACTGGTCCATATGTCCAAACTAATTTAGATGCTACTGTATTTTCTAATTACCCTACAGAGTTTTCTATTACTGTTTGGGTAAATATGGCAAACTCAGTATTAAGGGCAGATTCACAGATTAGTACTGCATTTTTACGTGGATGTTATAATTCTAGTACTAATAGATATGGAATAGATTTAGACTTTGATAAAGATGCATGTATATATAAAGGTTTTCCTCCGTTATTATACTTAATGGAAAACTACTTTAGTGATTATACAGGCAAAAGCTGGGAATTACTTACATTTACTTTCTCAACTACTACAAGAACATTAACATTATATGTAAATTCTACTTTGGTACAGCAAATAGTCATAGACTCTATAGCAAATACAAATCTATACTATCCTATTCTTTATTCTATAGGTGGAACTTATACTTTGTTTACTTTTGACCAATTAGTAACTTGGTCAAAAGTACTAACAGCTGCTGATATATTAGCATTAGTTAATAAAACTACTCCAGTACTTAGTACTGATGCTTATGTTACTGATTTAATAACTAATGGTGTTGGAGTATTAGAGGGAGGGACTTATAGGAATACTTGCTCTAACGGACATGATATAGAGGTTGTTATTGGGGTAAATAGTAGTAATAATATTTATTTAAAGACTAGTCTATTTACCGCTGATGTAAATGTATCAGGACACTCTCCTGCAGATACTATCCAGGTAGGGACAGAGGCTGTAACTAAATACCTATGTAGTGTACCTCCTTTTTCAACAGAAATAGTAAAATATTGGTTATCTGTAACAACTGATAGAGTTATTATTGCATATAAGCTATTAGACATAACTGCAACTAGAAGTACTCCATTGTATCAAATTGGGTATGTTGGTAAAATTAAAACACTAGGTTCTGATGGTAATAATGTGTTTACTGCTGGTACTACTACTACTGCTGATAGATTATGGACTATGGTAGATAACACCGATTTTAGAAGTGGTATATTATATAGTACTAATAATAGTTATAGATTAGGATATAATGGTTATATTAGTGCATCCGTTGGACATATTACGGGGGATATTAGTTCTTTCTTATCTATTTCTAACTCTGTATTTATGACTGCTATAAGTGTTTGGTATGGAACTTCTTATTTAGGTATAGTAGATGGAGTTTATGCTATATCTAGTTCTCAAGCAACTCCGGAAAGTATTATAACAATTAACTCTAAAGATTATATAGTATTACCTGATGCCGATGTACCTATTGGTAATCATTATTATGCACTAGAATTATAAAAGGAAAATAGTATGTACTATCATAATGAGAAAGACTCTTATATGTTTTATCAAGGAAGCCCAACTAATGTTATTGACTTTCTAGAACGTCAGTTTACAGCTGCAGGGTGGACAGTAAATAAAAAGGTAACTACTGAGATGTTTGACCAAGGGTATGGTCCTGTATATAATGTTCTAAATATCACTAAAACTCCTGTATCAACTATTAATACTACAGATGTTGCACTATATGGGTATACAAGAAATACTAATTTAGAATATTGTGAGACATATGGTTTATGGTTAGCCCCAAGGATGTTTAATACTAATTATGATTACTTCTTACGGCATAATATATCTTATAATAATGGAGGTACAAATCCTGAGTATTTTTACCTATATAATTACTCAGTTTACCCAGCTAATAAGGTACAAATTTCATCTACAATTTTAGATGGTTATTCAACTGTAGATTTTGATGTATATTATAATAATGTTGAATATACTTTAGGTAATCAATACACATATTATGATAGTGGATCTATTATTACATCAATAATGAGTGTTACTGCTATGTGTGGTACTCGTAAATTTTCTTATGGGTATAAATCATCAGAGTTATACGTAAGCTCAGTAACTACTTATGGTAATACTATATATTATTCTTTTAAATATGATTATATTAATGCTAAATTATATATTTTTAGAAATAGTGGTTTTGATAATACTAAACCAGTAAATAGACAACCTGGTCTATTAAGTACAGATGATTCTTTAATTTATGATTATTTTTATTTAAAAACTCCGGATATGAATCATCCACATAACTCAGTATTCTTTAATTTTATTGCAGATTCAAACCACTTTTATCTTGGACTTTCTTCTGACTTTTTAGTAAGCCAAAAGTTAGGTTTCCAATACTTTTATGGTGGTATGGTTGATAAATTATTCAATTTTAATGGAGGAGAAGTATGTTATGGTAACTTTTCAGAAAGAGAATTAGTACAATCTGCTTCTTACACTACAGGTTCCCTTTATTATATTAGTTATGAGGGTGTGTGGTATGGTTCAGGAGTTACATCCTCTATTAATTCTAGTCAGGGTTATATAGATATGATAACACCTTCTCCATTTACTACTGCTGGATATAATTCATTAACAGGGGAGATTTATTTAGCACCAATTATAGCAGGAATAAATACTACATTTACTGATAATACAGAATATAAACCAATAGGACAAGTTCATAATCTATTTAAACATTATGGCGTACTTCCTAATTTTATTATGAATATACAAGTTGGTACAAAACAGTATATGAGCTTTCCATTAGATATAAATAATAAACATGCTTTAGCTATCGAGTAGTAAAATATGGCATCACCAACTATAGAATCTGTTAATGGTGTTTCACGAAGTAGTAACATAGGTTCTATTACTGTTATTAGTGGTTCTATAATAATTACCTCAGTATCTATAGCAACTACTTCTTACGTTGGTAATGTAACTACTTTTGAAACAAAAAAAGGTAATATACTATTTACTCCTGATTTAATATATAGTAATATTAAGATAAATAATAATATATTATCAGGCTTAATAGGTATTATTAGTTACTATGCAAGTTATATATCAACTTCACCAGGCTCTTATGTTATAAATAATATTTTACCACCAGTATTTAATACTTTGGGTACTACTAATATTAATCCAGGGTTAATAACCAATGAATCATTAATATCTCTATCAAGCACAGAGGTATTAACTTACCCATCTAATAGAGAGCTTATATTTGGAGTAATAACAGCTGATAAAGACCTAACTTTAACTATTTATAATAAAAGAACTGACCCAATAACTTTAATTTCCCATGATATACCAGTAAACTTTGGTTGTATATTATCGGGTATAGATATAGGACAAGTAATAGCTCCTTTAGGACAAGCTACTCTTAAAATTACTGCAAAATTACTTTCAGGAGATTCAGATGTAGCTGATTTTTTACCAATATATTTTGATAAAGTTACAATATATATTTACCTAGCTATTACACGTCAACCAATAGTTATTTATTCTATTTATCCTGATAGACACTCTTATAGTGAGAGTTATGCTTATAAGACTAATATTTTTACAAGTACCAGTGGTAAGGAGAGAAGAATAGCAATTATGGATACATCAAAAGTTAATATAAACTATTCTATAACTACAAATACTGCAAGTTTATCTAGTTTTGTTGAGAATACAATATATAGTGGATTATATGATAAAATGTATCAACCTTTATGGGCTTTTGCTACTAAATCAACTGCTACTTTATCCTCAGTAAATATAATACCATGTGATACTTATAATGGTGTATTTCATATTGGGGATTACTGTGTAATCTATAATACAGAACAAGCTGCGATATTATTAAAAATTACTAATGTTACAGCTACCTCAATAACAGTTTTAAAACCTATATCTTGTAAATTAGGGGATTGGATAATACCAGTTCGTTTAATGATTCCTTCTAAGTCATCTGCATCATCCTACGAGAGTTCTATGGGACAAAAGCACAATATATCTCTACTGGAGTACTCATGAAAAGATTTCTAGTTAAACACTATGATTGTACAGGGTATATAACTCCTTCTACATTTATAGCTGCAAATAATGTAGAAACTGTTTATGGTATATCTAATAAGTTAATTCGTATACATTATGAAGATGACTTATCAGAAAGTCCTAGTATTTATTATACTACTCCAGCATCTTCTTTAATATTACTAACAGGAGATTTACTCCTACCTTCTTATGGGTTATATACGTTTAAGATTACAGCTACTAATACTACGGTAGAAATTATTATAAATGGTACTTTAGTAGCTGCTACTTATATAGACTTAGGGTTAGGAATTGGAGTAGGTACAATAACTTTACCGAATGGAATATGCTCTATTAAGGTTAGATTTATAGGGGCTACAGCAGGAAATTATTCAGTAACTTGGAAAGCACCAGGGCAGGATAGTTATAGTACTATACCAACAACAAGTAAACCTATGTATGGAAATACTTTATTCCCTTTTGATATTTATGATAGTGTAAATGAAACTATTAATGCTTATTATGATATAAATGGTCAAATATATCAAAAACAACAAATAGTTACTAACGCAAATCCTGCAAAATCCTTTGAAGTTATTCTAAAACAAAATACAGTACAAGATAGAGTATTAGTACTTAATTGGTTTACTTCGGTACAAGGAAAATATCGTACCTTTTTATTTAATGCTAGAAATAATGCGTTTACATTTGATGATATTCCTGTTAGTGGAACAAATTATATTTTAATAAAGAAATCATATACAGCTACTACATATACATTTGTTAATAAGATTTTATACTTTCCTGAGATTGGTTTTGCTAGTCAAGTATTATCTGTTGAAGAGTATATAAATAGTAATAATGAGTCTTGTGAGAAACTTAATTTGGTTGATATTATTCCTACTAGTTTTACAAGTTCATGTCCTGAAGTAAACTTTTTATATTATTGTAGACTAAATACAGATACTCTAACGTTTGATTTAGATGATATAAATTTTAGTAGTGTTAAATTATCTTTAATAGAATTATATAACGATTATAGTACACTATATGTTACCTAGGGATTAAATAAGATGGATTTATACAAAATAACTTTTCAAGGGAAAGTTTCAACGTACTCATCATCTGAATATACTATTACTTTTATGGGTAATGAGTATATTCCCTCCGCTATTACTCGTACAGAAATAAGTATAGAGCTTACTAATGCAGAAGTACGTTTAGACCTCCCTCAAGATACTTATCCTTTTAAATATTTTGTTTTAAACTCACCTTCAAGTGAAGTAGAGATAACTATCTATGATTTCTCCTCAGGATTTGAAATATTTTCAGGTATTGTTACACAAGTAGTTTTTGACAGAAATAAAAAACAAGTAACAGCTACCCTAAAACGTAAAGAGGCCGTATTTGATAGTATTGTTCCTTATAGAACTTATGGAACTTCTTGTTCATTTATATTATATGAGGGACAGTGTGGAATTTCTAAACAAGCTCATACAATAAGTACTAATGTATTTACTGTTTCTCAAAATAGAGATAGTATTACTAGTACAACTCTAAGCACTGTAGCAAATGGAACTTTTATGGGAGGGTCTATTAATACAGACCTTGGAGAAACTGCATATATTACTTCTCATATAGGAAATACTGTTACTTTAGATACTATATTACTAGATATTCCAACTACAATTAGTTTTTCAAAAGGTTGTGATAAGTCATTATCACAATGTGAATCTAAATTTAATAATTTAGCAAATTTCGGGGGATTTCCTTTTATTCCTACAAAAAATCCAGCTACGGAGTCTATATAATGCCTTGGTTACTTATTATTACAGTAGTTTTACTAGTAGCAGTATTCTTATTTATGCCTGTACCTCCTGGTCCTACTTCCGCATCTCCAAGTGGTTTAGATGACTTCCAAATACCTGATAATTCCTCCTCCAGGGTTGTTCCTTTAATATATGGAACAACTTATATAAAAGGTAATTGTATATATTATGCTAATTTAACTAATAAACCAATTTATCAAGATACTCCGGATAAGAAATAAGGAAGTAAAATGGGACAGACTATATCGGGTTATTCATATTTCTTAGATATGGCATATGCTTTTAGTGAAAGGATAGATAACTTATATGGATTTTATCTACAAGAAAATAAAGTATGGTCAGGGAATATAACTACTAATGCAGCCACTTTTTTAGCAAAAACTGGTATAGCTAGTGAAGTATATGGTTCATCTTTTAGTGATTCAACTCTTACATTTTATACTGGATCTCAAACAACTGCAGATAGTTATTTAACAACTAAGACTGGAAAGGCTTTAACATATAAAGATGTATCCTATATAGTATTTCCTCAAGCATACATTGGGGATAATGTACGAACAGTTCCTTATTATGGAATTTTAGTAGGAAGAACTGATATAGAATCTTGCTCATCTTTAGTAGGTTATAGTACCTATAATAGAATTATTGGAACTAAAAGTATTAATACAACTACTGGAAGTAGTTCTATATCTATTACAAATGCTAATCCAGCATTTATACTTTATGATATTATGGTTAAGCTTTTAAAAATACCTACATACTTAATTGATTCAAGTTCATTTGAAGATGCAGCTGCCACTCTTTATCATGAAAAACTTGGTTTAAGTATGGTTATTAATGTTAGCAAAAAAGGTATGGATTGGGTACAAGAGATATTACGATATACGAATGGACTTCTATATTATAATACAGTAATAGGTAAATATTATTATAAGTTATTAAGATTAGACTATGATATTAATACTCTACAAAATATAGATGTAGATATAGCTGATGATATAAAGATTACTAGATCAAGTAGAGCTGAACTCCCAAATACTTTTACTTTTAAGTATGCAAATATTACTGGAAATCAAACACCAAAACTTGATACAATATCCTTAACTAACCATGCCAATGTTACTGCTGCTGGATTTATAAACAATATTGATATAGATTTATCATGTGTTAATACTGATGAAGCATTAAATCAATTAGCGGCTTTTAACTTTAAGAAGTTATCATATCCTTTAGCTACACTAACTTTTAAAATAAGCCCGTTTGACTTTCCTAACTTTTTAATTGGTACAGCATTTACTTTTTCTGATTCATATTTAACTGATAATAAGACATTAGTATTTCGTGTTATTAAAACTACAGGTGATGCTGTAAAAGACTCATATTTTTCTATAGAAGCTATGGAAGATATTTTCTCAGTACACCAAGCTATGCAATTACCATCTATAAGTTCTATTAGTTTAGCTCCAAACTATACTATTACTCATGCTCCAAGTAGAATGAAGATATTTCCAGTTACTGCAGAAAACTCTACTAATAGAGCTGTTCACGTAGCTGCTTCTTATAAAAGTGATGTTTATATAACTGATCTTAAAGGATATGAGACAACTAATACAATGATACCTTTTAGCCCTTGGGCGTATGGTACGGTTACAAATATAGAGTATCTTTCAGGAGATACTATTGATAGAACTTTAGTAATAACTGTAGAAAATTTAGATAGTACAATGTATCCTATATCAGGTAATGATTCGGACTTACAACGAATAGTAAATACTGCTTACTGGGGGGATGAAGCAATATCATTTAGTACTGTAGTTAAAGTTTCTAGTACTGTATTTAAGTTCTCAAATATCCTAAGAGGAATACAAGATAAAATTACTACTCATACTATTGGGGAAGATTTTTGGGTAAGCTCCTATAGTGGAAATCAACAACCAAAGATACCTATTACAACTATAACCCCAACAATAAAAGTTTTTGCAGAAAACCAGTATAGTAAATCTCCTGAGATTAGTCAAGATTATACTTATACTTTTTCTGTGGAAACTCCTTATAAAGTTAATGGTATATCAGTCATACCGGGTGTAGGAAAAGCTACTCTACAATTTACTCCTTGCGTACGATTAGCTGGAGCTAATTATAGAAACTGTGATACTATTACTGCTGGAGAAGATGAGGGTAAAGTAGAGGGAGTATTTAATATCTATCAAGATGATACTTTAGTAGGAACAATTACCCCTAGATCATATGAGACTTATATAACCTATGATGTTACTAGTAGTGGTAATTATTATGTAGAGACTCAATTAGGGGTATTTAAGTCTGATAAGGTATTAGCAGTAGTTTCTTCAACAGATATACAGTAACGATTATAAAATAACATAAGGAGAATTAAATGGCAGTATTAGCAAATGGATTAGAAACTCTAGAGGTAGGTGCAACGGCCTGGAGACTTATTATTAACTCTAATATTAGTAAGCTTTACTCGAGAATAGAAGTAGATAGTATATTTCTTAAACAAATAGATGCAAATAGTACATTTCTTACGCAAACAGATGCAAATAGTACATTTCTTACGCAAACAGATGCAGCTAACATATTTCTTAAACAAACAGATGCAAATAGTACATTTCTTACGCAAACAGATGCAGCTAACACATTTCTTAAACAAACAGATGCAAATAGTACATTTCTTAAACAAACAGATGCAAATAGTACATTTCTTAAACAAAGTGGTGGTACTTTAACAGGATCTTTATCTCTTAATGGAGATGCTACCAGTGCAATGAACCCAATAACAAAGCAACAGTTTGATGCATCAGTAACTAATAAGGCTCTTTTAGGGGTAGGTACTACACTAACTGCTACTAAGTCAGCTAACTATACTCCTACAATGAATACTTATAATAATTATATAATTACTTTGACAAACTCTATAACACTTGCTAACCCAACTGGGTTAGTAGTTGGAGAATCCGGGCATATTATACTAATACAAGATTCTACAGGTTCTAGAACAATAACTTGGGGAAGTGCATATAAATTTCCTGGAGGAAATAAAGCTGTGTTATCTACCGCTGCTAATAGTGTTGATACCTTTAGATACTTTGTAAAAAGTACAACTGAGGTACATATGTTTCCTTCATTAGCAATGTCATAGAGTTATATTATGAATATAATTAAGACTCAATGTAATTTTGTCAAAGATGTTATTAGTTTATTAAGTTATATTGAAAATACAGGTTTTAAGGTATCTTTTGGGGAAACCTTTAGACCTTATGAGTTACAACTTTTATATCTACATGGAAAAAGCTTAGAAGAAACAGAGAGTGGTCTACAATTAATTCCAGGTAAAAAGAAGGAATTTACAAAAACCTCTAAGCACCTTAAGAGACTTGCTATAGACTTGAACTTCTTTTTATCTGATGGTTTTGAGGAGTTTAATCTAACTTATGATATTGACCTACTAAGACCTATAGGTGAGTATTGGGAATCTTTAAATGAGAATAACGTATGGGGAGGTTTTTGGACTAAATCTCCTGACGTTACTCATTTTCAAACTTCATATTAATGATATATAGTTATGTAATATTACTTCGTAATTTAACTAAAAGTAAATACGATTATAGGTATGTAAATTAACTTTTTAAGCTATTATAGTTAGTAAATTAATTATATAACAACAAAACTAATATCTTATGTAGTTAGAGTACCTCACATAATTAAAGGATAATCTATGGCAATAAAAGCAGGAGTATGTGACTCATATTTAAAAGAGCTATATTCAGGTATTCATACATCAACTGATACCTATATGATTGCACTATATAGCAGTGATGCTACTTTAGATAGTAGTACTACTAGTTATACAACTAATGGGGAAATAACAGGAACAGGATATACGGCAGGAGGTATTACCTTATCAGGCTTTAGTACCTCTATTGTAAATAATGTTTCTATATTAGATTTTACTACAGACCCTAGATGGCAGGCAGTTACTATTACTTCACGAGGTGCATTAATTTATAATAGTTCTAGAAATAATGCGGCTGTTTGTGTTCTTGATTTTGGTTCTGATATATCAACAACTGGTGGAGATTTTACGATACAATTTCCTGACCCAACAGATACTACTGGACTTATAAGAATTTCATAATGAAACAGTTTAATGGTGATATATCCCTTGAAGAAATGGGAAATGGTTTTTGGAAGTTACAAGATAATTTTGGTTATGAAAATGATTCAATTAAAGTTACTATTAAATCAGGTTTTATAACTGATGGTGCTTCTATACCTAAATTATTTTGGAACATTATAGGTAACCCATTTGAAGATGACTTATTGAAACCTTCCATAATACATGATGGGTTATATACTTGTATGCAATTACAAAGAGAAAGTTGTGATAAGTTGTTGAAAGAGATGCTTTTATTTAATGGGGTATCTAAAATTAGAACGTATCTTATATACTATGCAGTTAGAATTTTTGGTAGTTCACACTGGAATAAAGATACATCTGATAAGATTAATTTAGTGGAAATGAAGGGTAAAAAATGATTGATATTGATATAGCACCTAGGGTACAAAAGTTAGAAGGAGAGCATCTGTTACTAAGTCGGGAGCTTACTCAGATGAATAAAACATTATCTAAGATAGAAACAGCTATAGAAAAGCAGAATGAAATAGCTTCAGATATTCGTCTATTAAGACAAGAGTTTACATCACACGTAATAACAGAGCATGATAGTTTTAAAAGACAAAATGAAAGAATAGAACATATAGAAAAGAACTTAAGTAAAATAGTATGGATGTTGATAACAGCTGTAATTGGCTCCGCTATGACATTTATTTTAAAGGTTAGCGTATGATGAAAGAATTAAAAAGAGTAGGGTTTGTTTTAGTAGTAAGTTTATCATTAATATATGTATTTGTTAGTGGTTATTATGAGAGTTTACCAGCTATAATTCAGCTTGTATTATCTAAGTTCTTATTAGTAACAGCAGGTGTATTAACTGCTCATATAATTAGAAAATCATTATTTCCAATAGTTGATTGGAGTAATGATGATAACTGGCAATTAACAAGCGTTGTTATTGCACTTTATGTAATCATTATCTACTGCTTTGCAATGGGTGGGTAATGAAAGCTTTTGTACTTCTTATCTTAGTTATATCATTTTCTTATGCACAACAAAGATGTGAGCTATATATTCAAGAAGTACGAAAAGCGCATTATTCTCAATTTGGAGTAGACTTTCCTTACCAATATGGTGTTGGACAACTTCAACAAGAGAGTGAATGTCGAAATATAATATCTCGTGATGGTGTTGGGTCTGAGGGTTTACCCCAAATTACTTATAGAGTTTGGCAAAAAACTTTAAAATCAAATGGTATTAAAAGTATAATTGCAATCCCCGACCAGCTAAAAGCACAAGCTGTAATTATGAAATCAGTATATAAACCTCAATACGGACTATGGGTAACCTATCAGGTATATAACGGAGGTGGTTTAGTTATTAAAGAGATTAGTCGTGCTAAGATAGCAGAATGGAGTAAAGCTAAAGAGCAATGCCATAGAGGTAAAAGTTGTTTTACCTATAAAGGGATTACTACTTGTAGAAGTAATTGTGATATAAACTATGAATATTCGCAAAATATTTTTAAATATGGAGCACAATATGCAAAAGTTGAATCCAAAACATTTAAATATTGGTAAGGAGAAAAAATGTGGATTGGATTAATTAAACAGTATTGGTTAGAGGTTGTAATTGTTTTAATTACTGGGGTTTTACTTTCGTATATTGAACATTTAAATAGTGAAATACTATCTCTTAAAAAGGATAACTCAGCTTTACAAGTAAAATTAAATGAAAGTGAAGCTTATCTACATATTCAGAACGATATTATATTAGCAAATAAGGCGGATTATAACGCATCTATGGCTAAATTACCTACTGTGTTACATAAGATAGATACAAAGTACGTAACAAAAACTATAGAAATAGAAAAATGGAGAGATAAAAATGAAACATCAAACGATTGTAACGATTCTATGCAGTATCTCAATAGTTATCAGTTTTAATGGATGCACAGCTGAACAGCCTGAACCTAAAATTGTGTATGTACCGCAAAAATGTGTAACCCCTGATGTAGAAAAACCTATGATAGATAATAAAAGTTATACAAATAGCCACGATATTGTAGCTAAGGCTTTATTGAATTATGAAATGGTTAAAGAATACGCAGAGAAGCTACTAGCGTCTAAAGAGGTTTGCAAATGAATTATGAGGATACTAATGTTCCATTATCAGGTAGAACTAATGATGATTTTAGTCTATCAGTTGATTTAGGAGAACCTATAGGTTCACGTATTCCAAAAATGTTTATTGGTTCAGTTGATGTATCTCCTTATTGTATAATTACAGGTGAAAATACTTTTATTATTAATATAAATGCTCATAAGATGTCCTCTATAGGAGTTGGTATTTTTAATTATGATGTTATTTTAGAGATTGATATAAATAATAATAAATTCTTATTTGGTGGTATCTTTATAATACATAAAGGAGTAACTCCGTGATAACATTAAATACACAAACAAATACTATTACACTATCTCCTGTTGGTACTCAAGGAGTACAAGGACCTGTAGGACCTAAAGGCGATACTGGGCCACAAGGACCAATTGGACCTATTGGACCTAAAGGTGATACTGGACCTATTGGACCACAAGGACTACAGGGTGATACTGGACCACAAGGACCTGCAGGACCTAAAGGTGATACTGGGTCACAAGGACCTGCAGGACCTAAAGGTGATACTGGGCCACAAGGACCTAAAGGTGATACTGGGTCACAAGGACCTGCAGGACCTAAAGGTGATACTGGGCCACAAGGACCTAAAGGTGATACTGGACCTATTGGACCACAAGGACTACAGGGTGATACTGGACCACAAGGACCAATTGGACCTATTGGACCACAAGGACCTGTAGGCGATACTGGACCACAAGGACCTGCAGGACCTAAAGGTGATACTGGACCTATTGGGTTATCTACATATGATATTGCCGTACAGAATGGTTTTGTAGGAACAGAAGCACAGTGGATTGATTCAATAGAACCAAAAGTACTTAGTGTTTCGGGTAAGATTGGTGAAATTACTCTTGATAAATCTGATGTAGGATTGGGATTAGTAGATAATACTAGTGATTTAAATAAACCAATATCTATAGTAACTCAAGAAGCTCTTGATTTAAAAGCACCATTAGTTTCTCCATCTTTAATTACTCCTGATCTTGGTACTCCATCATCAGGTAATTTAGTAAATTGTACTTTTCCTATATTTAATCAAAATACAACAGGTACAGCTAGTAACGTAACTGGAATAGTATTAGGAACTAATGGTGGAACTGGTGTAAACAATGATGGTAAAACTATTACACTTGGTGGAAATTTAACTACTTCAGGCTCCTTTGATACTACTTTAACAGTAACAGGAAATACAACAGTTACCCTCCCAATATCCGGAGAATTAGCTACGTTAGATGGTATAGAAACTTTATCAAATAAAACTCTAGTTACTCCAAATATAGGTGTAGCTACAGGAACAAGCTTTAACAATATTACAACACTAAGTTCAACGCTTCCTTCTATGGATGGTACAGCTACAATAGGAACTAGTACAACAGTAGCAAGAGCCGATCATATACACCCAATTGATACAAGTAGAGCACCACTAGTTTCACCAACCTTTACTGGAACAGTAACTGCTACTAACTTCAGTGGTAATGGTTCAGGAGTTACTAATGTAAACGCTACTTCATTAAATGGTGTAACTGCTTCAACTACGAATAACGCAAACACCATTATTATAAGAGATGGGAGTGGTAGAATTTCAGCAAGTTCATATACAGGTGTAAATTTTTCAAATAATACAGTAACATATAATCTTGGTAATCCATCTGTTGAAGAAATGGCATTAATTCACGGAGAAATGACTAATAAGTTTAGATTTATACCACCATCTATTCAAGAAGAGTCTACAGACGGTACAACATGGACTACAAGTACTAGAGTATCCGCAAATAACCTTGCAGATATGATGATTGGTGAAGGTCAAGGTTCAACAGCACTTCCAGCAATTATTCCAGCAAATTCTACTAATTCATGGCGTATAACTTGGGATAGTAATGCAGTAAATAATTACTTTTACCTTAATAAGTTCTATGCTTACCTTTATACTAATGGAAATACAATTTATATAAAGATAGAGGAACAAGATGCTGCTGATTCTTCATGGAACTTGGTAGTATCGGGTCCAGTTAATGTATGGCCAGGGCATGTATATATTCCACATAATACACTCGCTTATTATCCTTCTGCTTCAACATCTGATAAATCAAAAGCAGTACGTGTTACCTTTAACTCTACAAATGTGTCAATTAACTCAAACCCAATTACACTTGGAAATATCGAATGGTTTGGTGGTTATCCTGCTGGACGAAGAAATGTCGAGTCGTATGATAGAAGCAAAAACGTTACATTCCCTGCAAATATTAGTGGAACTCAACTTATTTCGACAGTTGCAACAGGTACTTCACCTTTAACAGTAGCAAGTACAACTAAAGTCACGAACCTTAATGCCGATCTATTAGATGGTTTAGATAGTACAGCATTTCAACCAACACTGGTAAGCGGAACAAACATAAGAACTGTTAATGGAAATACATTATTAGGTTCAACAGATTTAGTAATAGTAAATCACCAACTTAATCAACTTATAGGAGTAATTTAATGGCAACAACACCACAATATGCAAGTACACCAATCAATGGTGCAGTAAATATATCAACAGCTAACTCTAATAGAGATGGGTCAGGAACCTTAGGAACACTTGTCACAGCCTCAGGTAATGGTATGCGGATAGATGATATGTATATCACTGCTACTGGTAATACAACTGCTGGAATGGTTCGTATGTTCTTATCTAATGGAACTACAAACTATCTTATCCAAGAACTTATTGTATCAGCAGTGACAGCATCTGCAACGGTTCCAGCTTGGTCTCAACCTATAAGCAATAAAGGGATAGTTCTACAAAGTGGATGGTCATTGAAATTTTCAACCCAAAATGCCGAATCATTTAACATTATTATCACTAGAGCAGGAAACTTATAATGAACTCAGGAATTGAGGGAAATAGCTACGGGGCTGTCATAAGTCCTAGTAGGATAACTTATAAAGTAGGGCAAGGTGCATCTCAGGTGATGAGAGATGCTGTACTTATAGGTACCAACGATGATGAAGTAAACTATGGTAGTACACAGTTTGCTACTGATTTAATATTACAAATGCCTATGATGTATAATAATGGGGTATATGTAGGCTCAGGTGCTCTATCCACTAATATTCCTGATGGTACAGCAAAAGGGGGAAACGTTAGAGGGACTGGTGCGATTGATTTGCAAACTTATAGAACCAGTGCTAATCAAGTAGCATCCGGTCCTTATTCTATAGTTACTGGATATAATAGTATTTCATCCGGTAGTGCTTCTATATCGATGGGATATGCAAATACATCATCTAGTTACTCCTCTGTGGCAATAGGATACAACAATACTGCGTCTAGTACTGCTTCTATATCGCTGGGGTACGCAAATACATCATCTAATTTCGCATCTGTAGCTATGGGGAATAATAATATTGCATCGGGGGGTTCTTCTATAGCAATGGGTTACTCAAACGTAGCCTCAGGTACTGCTTCTATAGCAATGGGGTTTAGAAGTCACACAAATGGTATATCAGGTAGAGCAGTAATTGGAACACCTTTCAGTGGCATAAATGGCGCATATCAACTTGGTCAACTCGGACTTGGTGCTATAACAACAGACGCTACAGCTACTATATTAAAATCAGACACTAATGCAGTTTCTGCAACTAATCAATGTACACTTCAAAATAATAATGCAGTCTCCTTTGATATTGAAATAGTTGCTATAAATACTGGAACAGGTAAAGCAGGACAGTGGAATACTACTGGGTTAATTAAACGTGGTGCAAATGCCTCATCTACTACTCTAGTAGGAACTCCTACTATTAACTTAACATTTGGTGATTCAGAGAGTTGGATAACAGCAAGTGCTGTTTCTATATCAGCAGATACAACAAATGGGGCTTTATCAGTATCTGTAACAGGTGCTGCATCAACTACTATCCATTGGATGTGTAGAATTAATACTGTAGAGGTCATATAATGTACTATAATGAAAAAACTGGAAACTTTGCACTAACTCAACCGAATCTGATAGAGAGTGTATTTGATGAGGATACACAAGAACTTACTGAAGTAGTTATTGGACCCAATACTGATTATGTTTTAATTCCTGATAAACCATCTGATGATTATATATTTGATGGAAATAAATGGGTTGCTAAACCTCCTGTTGAGCTAACCTCATCACAGTTAAAAGCTATAGGATTACCTTATACTCTTAACGGAGTAACATACCAAGTACCACTAGATGAAGATGCACAGTCTACTATTACTGCACTAACGGTAGGTTATATAGCTGCAACACTCACAAATACATTGACAGATACCACTATAAATACCATAATTAGATTTAGTAATGGTACAAAAATGCCTATAACAACACCTGATTTTATGGCTTTTGCAATGTGGTTCAAAGATAAAAGAGGTAGCTTTTTTGCTATAAATTAATAAGCAAATATTTATATAATATATTTTATTAAATATAAAGTAAAGGAGAGTATATGGCCTGTGCACCTAAAGGTAAAACACCTAAACCTAAAAAGTGATAGTATAGAGGGATATTATCCCTCTAAGTTAGATACTCCATTATTCCAACAAATTGTTACAAATCATTCTAAGGTAATTTATAGTAAAAAGATTAGATAGAAGTAGCTGGTAATAAGTATGTAGCTAGAGAGTAAGCATCTGCTAAATCATCAAGTTTCTTATAAGTACCTTTAAAACTATTTAAAACACTCTCAGGTAGGCAAAGTATAGTATCACCTTTTGTAATCCTTCCTCTTCCAGTAAAACGACTTTTATGTTGTGATGGGGGAATTAATAAACAATCATATCCTATATCTATCAATCCATAAAAAATTCCACCAACAATCATACTTAAATCTGCTACTTTTCCATTAGCCATAAATGCAGGAGCTTCTATAACAATCTGAGAGCTTTTTGTAGAAAATTTTTGAATAAATGATAGGACTGAAGATACAGTTTCTGCACCTCTAACTCTTAAATCTTTATTTGTAGGGGAAATAAGAGTAAACTCAAGTAAATTTCTATTATAATCTAATACAACAATTGCTGTATTGGTAGAAGAAGAGTCAATTCCAATAAATACCACTTTATAGATACCACCTTAAAATTATTTTATATACAATTGAGTATAGATTATGTTGAATTATTTAGTACTATACTGCTAGAATATATAGTATTATACATAGGTATACTTCTTTCTACGTATAAATTAGTAGAAATTGGTAAGTATCTTAATGGAGCTTTTATAGTTAGTAAGGACTCTTTAATAGAACTAATCAATACTTTTGCATATTTTGTCCAAGTATTTTTACTTATATTAAGTACCTTAGCAGCTTTACGAGCTGTTAGGTTTTTTGCTAAAGTTATAGGAGAAATACTTATAAGTATTTTATTAACTATCTCAGTAAGTTTCTTATCAGATTGTACTTTAGCTATCTTTCTATTAAATTCTACTGTTTTTTGAGAGCTATTGTATGTACTCTTTTTATATTTTGTAGTCATAAATTTATCTATAGAGTTACCTATTGATTTAACCTCTATAGTTGATAATGGATTTGGCATTAAAGCATTTTTAGCTTCAATCTCTGCATGTGGGTTAGTTATACCAGTAGTATAAGCATAGGCACGTCCATACTCAAAAAGAGTATGGTGACGAGTTCCCTCTATAACACTAGTAAAATCTATATTTAAAATTTTTTTATACTTATTTCTGCTAGTATATTGAGTGTCAATTTGTTGGACTTTTTCTTTTTTTGGGAGGGTAAATTCAGAAAAAGATACAAGATTTCCTGAAAAAATATGAGGGAACTTAATAGGATTTCTCCAAATACGCCCAGCACTTCTAGTAGTTGCATATTTATCACCACCAAATAGACCTTGAAGATAATTAATAAGATTATTAAGATAATTTAACTGGAATTTATTAGCTGTACTAATAGGAACTTCTAAAAACCAGTGAATATGAGTTCCACGGTCTGTATGAACTACGAAAGTAGGTTCAGGTAGGTTATTGTCATAAATTATTCGGTAAATATCAGATTTAAAATCAATATCAATTGAAATAGCTGGAATAAAATAAGAGTTACCAAATCTAATAAAGTTAAATTCAAGTGCCTCTTCTGCTTTTTTAAAGGTATATTTATCTGTTTTTATATTTGAACATTGAATTTTATGATACTTATCTAAGTAAGTAAGAAGAAATTTACTCTCATTCATAGTTAATCCATTCAGATTTAATTATGATTATAAGAAGATTAACAAGGCTTCCCAGGTACTTATCAATCCTAGATAAACATATTGTAGTGCCTTCAAAAGAAGGCTCTATTGTTTAACAAGTACCTGGGACGGCACTACAATATCTTCATATATATAATCGTATTTAGAAGTAATATTGTACAAAAAGTTTCTTAAAAGTAACCTTAAAGTTATAGGAAAATTTCTCTAAAGTTCTTAGAGGGTAATACAATAATAGGTCTTGGGACACCTCTAAGAAACCTCGTAAAATAGGCTTTCAGTTTTCTTTAAGATTATAGGTTATATAATGCTTTTTCAACTTTAAGGAGGACACAGTGGCTGAAATTTTAGTTATAGACTATAAATTGATGTGTTTTAATCAACACCACAATCATAGACCACTACTAGGTGTTTTTTCTGAGATTTCCCGAATATGTAGAAGTAATAATGTAAAACCCTCTAAAATTGTATTTGCAGTTGATATAGGTAAAACAAAACGCTCCCTAATATATCCAGCATATAAATCTCATAGAAAAGAGAATGATAAGAAAGCTACTCCCCAAGAGCAAGAAAGAAAGCGTATATTTGAACAAGAATATCGAAATTCTATACCTTGGCTTTCTTATTTTGGTAATGTTATTGATATTAGTGGTATTGAGGCAGATGACGTTGGCTCAATAATTGCTAGTAGATTTGCTAATACTGATACCACAGTAACTCTATTGAGTTCAGATAAAGACTGGGCTAGTTTTCTATTTGCTGATAATATTAGAATGCTAAATGTAAAACGTAATCGTTTTATTACTTCTAAAAATTGTGTAGAGGAATATGAGGTAGACCCTTTAGGGGTATTTTATCTACAGGTATTTGCAGGGTCTGCTAAAGAAAATGTAAAAGGACTTCACAAGTTTGGGGTTAAGAGTTTTATTAGACTTTACCCTAAGTATTCTGACTTTAATACCCTTAAATTTAAGATTAGAGGACTTCTTGACTCTAACTCTAATGGTATATGCCTTCCTGATGAGTCTGTTAGTTATGATGATATGATAGAGCTAAACTACAAGCTATTTAAGCCTGTAACCTTAGCTGATCTATCTGAAGAAGAACAGAAAGAGTTCTTGGTAAAGTTCTCTACTAGACCTTTAGGCAACTCTTATGATGAGTTTTCTATGACACTCTTACAGGAGTATAGTAAGGTTTGTCCTTTATCTCCCGTAGATAAATTATTTTTTAAAATGAAGGATTAATATGAAAAAATATCTAAAGAATTTAGGAGATAAGATTTTCCTAAAATATACACGTATTACTGACTGGCTTGATGGTACCTTTGAGGTTAATAATGGTGTTGGGTTAGCTTTAATGTTTGCTTTTATTTTAGTTCTAATTAAATTATATACACTTAGTTGTGTAGAAGGATGTTATTAATGGCACATATTATTCAATTATCAGGTAAAAAACGACATGGAAAAGACACAGTTGCTCGTCTATTAAAAGATAAGCTTCCTTATGCTACTATACTTAGTTTTGCTGAGCCTCTAAAACAAATTTTAGCAGAGACCTTAGGTATTACTTTAGAAGAACTAGATATTCGTAAAAATAATGATAATGAATATAGAGTTATGTTACAACGTCTTGGTACTGAAGCAATGAAGCCTATTTTTGGGGATACTGTATGGTATGACCTACTTCTAAAAAAGATTGAAGATCTTCCAGCTAACTACTTTGTAATTATCCCTGACTGGAGATTTATTGAGGAGATTTTTCCAGGCTCTTTCAAAGTTCGTATTGTTCGTCCAAGTGTTCCCTTAGGTATTGATGAACACACGTCTGAGACTATTTTAGATACTTATGAGTCTTTTGATTATATATTAGAAAATCCTGAAGGTGTATCTGAGCTTTTATCTGAAGTAGAAGTTTTAGCAGAGGAAATAAAAAAATTCTTTAATTGGGAGGAAGATAAAGATACTATTCCTCCTGTAGAGCCTACAGCTCCTTCTACTAACACTACCACCCCTGAAGCATAATTAAATTCTTGCAGGTTTCCTGCAAGTTCTTCAAAATTCTTTTCATAATCTATTGACATTACTTTCTATTTCTAGTACAATACTTATAGACGAACACCTAATCGTGTAACTCTAAAAAACTGACATAAAGGCCGAAACATGAATTACACTTACGAAGAACTAATCGCAATGGGGTTTGATGCAGAAACTGCAAAAACAATGGCAAAAGTATCAGGGGGTGCTGCGTCGGGCGGTATGCCTTTCCCTATTCTTAAAATGAATTATGATAAAGAGGATGTACTGGTTGATGCTGGTGTTAAAAAAGGTAACTTTATTAGTGGTTGGGTGATTGATAAAAAAACTCTTACTGTTAAAGAGAAAGGGGAAGATTTAGGTAGTACCCTTGAGTTTTTTGTTGCAGGTTCTGTGTACCAATCAAGTCACTATGATGTAGCTACATTTAGTACAACAATTATTACTGACATTTACTTCTCACCTTATGATGCTCCAAGTATGATAGATAAGAAGTCAAAGAAAACTATTAAACAGCTTAAAGATGAAGGTAAAAAAGTTACATTTAATAACATCTTGTTATTGATGGTTAAACAAAAAGATGGTTCGTATGCTCCTTACCTACATTATCTACATGGTACTAGTTACCATAAATTTGGAGAAGCTTGTGATAATCTTAATATAGATACTCCAGTTCTCAAGTGGAATTTTGAGGTTGGCAGTATTAAAGTTCCTACAAACTTCCAACCAGCTTTCTGCTTTGATATTAAGAAGGCAGTCCCTCGTGACGCTGCTGAGATTGCAAAACACGTTGCAGTAACTTCTGATGCTATTAAGAAATTTAATAAATGGATTGAGGCTACAAACGCTGGAGGTAGTAATGGTACTACCCCTACTACTGATGGTCTACCTCAGATTGATATTGATGAGGATGATATTCAATTTTAAGGATTTATAATGGTAATAAATGTTGATGATGTAATAGCAGAACTAACTAGGGTGGCTCATGTCCACCCAAGAGATTTTAGCATTTACGTACCTCTATCTTCTTATCGTGTAGACTCTTTAGACTTATTATCAGCAGTTATGGGTATTGAAGAGCTATATGATATTGCTATCCCTGACTCAGTTTTACCAACTCTAAAGTGTGGTAAGGACGTTATTTCCTACTTAGAGGCTCTTTAATGCAGGTGGCTTTTGTTAGTGACATTCACCTAAGCTTACGTCATAGCCCTACCTGGGCTTCTAATCGCTTTCTTCAACTTTTTACTTTACTATCAGAATGTCCAGCATCTCACATTATTTTAGGTGGAGATACTTTTGATACTGCTAAGGTATCCTTAGAGGAATTAAAAGTATTTTATGAGGGCATACAAATTCTAAGAGATGCTGAAAAAATTGTATGGGTAATTTCAGGTAACCACGAAAATTTATCAGACCATAAGACAGTATTTGATTTTATCCCAGCAGTTGGCTTTACATACTTGGAGGATGTTGTATTAAAAATTCCTAATTATGATTTATACTTTGTATCACATTTAAAATGTAAAACTATTGCTAGTAAAAAGAAAGATATTAGCTCACAAAGACAAAGTATATTATTCTCTCATTTTAGAGCTAATTTTGGTACTTTTATTAAGGGAGAAATTGATGTTGGTGAAGTTTCTAAGATATTTAACCACTGCTTTGTAGGGGATATACACCACTCTTATGCTCCATTTCCAAATGTAACATACCCATCCAGTCCATATAGTATACATTTTGATTTACCTAGAGACTGTGGATATTTCTTAATTAACTTGGATAAAGAGCTTTCATATACTTGGGAGAGATTAGATTTACCTTGTAAAATATTACATACAACTACTGCTGAGGAAGTTCTTACTGGGTTATCTTTAGACTCAAGACATATTTATAAAGTTATTGTTCAGAGTAGTCCTAGTACTGAAGTAGCTTCAAAGTTAATGAAGAACCCTTTAGTAGATAATTTTGAGTTTAAGCCTCTAGAGATTGCTAATACTGAGGAATTTGAAGATTTAGTACTAGATTTGTATAATCATAAAAAAACTGAGGTTATAGATACTTTACTCCTTCTACTTAAAACAAACAATTACCCAATATCACAAGATTTAGAAGATTATTTGAGAGGAGTTTTAAAAGATGTTAGAGATTAAAAAGATAAGTGTAAATAATTTCTTCTCAGTTGGTAGTATTACTTTACCTGTAGAGAAGGGGCTTCATTATATTATAGGTATCAATAATGATATTGAAAGTTCTTTTAAGAGTTCTAATGGCTCAGGAAAGACTGCTACCTTTTCTAGTATTTACCAAGGGCTATTTAACAAGAATATTAAAAACCCTAAAGGTACTATTGAGAGTGTAAATAATTCTATTACTGGAAAACCATATAGTATTAGCTTAGATTTTACTCTCAATGAAAAAGATAACTATACAGTTACAAATGACAGAAATACTAATAAAATTACCGTACTTAAAAATGGAGTAGATATTTCAGTAAAAGGTATTCCAAATCAACTTAAACAAATTAAAGATATACTTGGGTTAGACTTTGATACATTTTCTGCTTTGACTTATATTAGTCAAAGTACCCTCCAAGCAATTTTGGATACTACAAATAAGGATAATATACTTTTTCAATTTTTTAATATAGCCTCTATTCAGCAATCTGAGGCTATATTAAAAGAGGAGCGAAAAGAACTTAAAAATCTTAGAGTTATTCTAATAACTAAGATGAGAAATTGTGAGAAAAATATCTCCTTACTTAGTTCATTTCAGAAAGTAAATGTTACAGTAATAGAAGAAAATATTAATACTCTAACTAAGTCTCTTTTAGCAGTCACTCGTAGCCCTAAACATGCTGGAGTAGAGGCTACGAGACTTAAAATAGTAGGACTCAAAGAGGAGCGTAGTGCTTTAAATACTGAGTTATCTCTTATAAACTATAAGATAGTTGAGTTAGAGAGGCTAATTAATTCTTCTAATATTTGTCCTACTTGTGGGGCAGTTGGGACTCTTGATAAAGATACTTTAAATCTTGATTTATCCAAATTAATAGAGGAAAAAAGTACAAAAGAAAATTTCATTAGTAATCTTACCTCTACTATATCTACCTTAGACGATGAGTGTACTAGAGTAAAACAAAGTTTGGCTGATGATGAGGCTGCTATTTTAGGAAAAATTAACATTTTAAAATCAAAATTACTGGTAGTTGCAGAGCAGAACTCTGCATATGACAAGATTGTTAAACAACGGGATGAAATTGAAAAAGAATTAAGTGATATTGTTTCAGACATGGATGCTTTAGATAAGAAACTTGCATTAGTTGAGGAGTGTTTACTTTTTATAAAAAATGGAACACTTACTAATGAGTATCTTAATAAATTTAGAAAAGTATTCGTTACTGTGCTTAAAGACCTAATAGATAAAACTGATTTTACAATCGACATTAAAGTATCTGTTAAAAATGGTAAGTTAGAATATGAATTTTATGATAGAGGTATCTTAAAAGGATTTAATGATTTATCTGCGGGAGAGCGTACTAGAGTTTCTCTAGTTCTTCTAATTACAACCTTGTTTACTTTAGAGCAAGTAACAGGTATTTCTACTAATTACTTAGTAATTGACGAGCTGTTTGGAGTATTAGATGATGAGGGTATTAGTATGGTTACTAAGTTCTTAGAGATTATACGTGAGAATAAGGCTGTATATGTAATAACACACCATGAAGAACTGCCTATAAATATGTTTGATACAGTTATTACTTTTACAAAAGATAAAGGGGTTACTAGCTTAACTTCAATTAACTCTCAAAGGGGTCTAAAGTGATAGAAGAAATTCCAAAGAAAGACTATGAATTTGTAGAGAAGATTGCTTATAAGTATTTTCTTCGTTCTAACTACTATGTAGAGCTAGATGATTTAGTTCAAGAGGGTTTACTGGCCTACGTTAAAGCACGAGAAAAATATGAGGAAAGTAAGAATAATTTTTATATGGGGTATGCTTATAGACGTGTTTCCGGTGCTATTTTAGATTATATTGGTAGAAATAGTCCTAAAGGAAGCTCTACTGTGCGTCCTGGGTCAGTTCAATCTAATAGAGAGATGCATTCATTTACTTCTGCTGGTCTCTTAGAAGAAGAGTTTGTAGATCATAGTTTAAGTGATATAGATGATGAAATAGTACGTTTACAGTGTGCTGAAGAGTTTTCTACATATTTAGAAAGCTTAACGCCATTAGAACATCGTATCCTGTACGATTATTTTATATTACAGGATAGTGTAGTTAAAATCAGTGAGTTAGTTGGTTTTAGTCGTGCTAAAGTTAAACGTATTATAACTACCTGCCTACTCCACATGAAAGATTATTTTGAGGTCGAAGATGGATGAACTTGCTAATCTAATTCTATTAATTAAAAACTCTTTGCCTAACTTAGGGGCAAAGAAATTCATAGAATTTTATAAATCCTCCCCTGAGAATAAAGAGTTACTTGAGGTTATCATCTCCTTAACTATCCACTCCCCAATAAAATTTAATGTAAGTATTGTTCCAAATAAGAATACCGAAAATTTACCTCTGTTAGATAATATAGGAAAAGTATATTATTGGTTACAAGAAGATAACTTAGCAGCTGCTAGGGTAGAACTTAAAAGAATGTCCGTAAATCATCAACAAATTATAGCTTCTATTTTCAATAAGTCTATTATGGAAAAACTTGGTGTTGAGTTTTTATTAAATTCCCTTGAGAATTTACATGAATTAAGTACATTATTTAGTACATATATAAAACTCCCTACCCACTTAGATGAGTATATGGAAGAACATTTAGAAGGAATTTCAAGGTCTTTCGATTTTTCTAATGCTAAATTTCCAGCAGTTTTGGTAAATATACCTAAAAGTTGTCGTAAGAAGTCTAAGCTATACTATATCATTAAACGTGGTAATAGCATTAAAAGTAATCTATCTAATAAGCTTGTACGTGACTACTTTATAAATAACTTTCACTATAATAACTTTGGGTGTATATTTATATTTAGTAAGAAAGCTAATCGTAGACACGGTAAGCAATTAGTTCCTATTTGTTTATCAAAAGATTATAAAAGTATTTTGAACTTATATAGAGGGAATGTTGATGTAAACTTATCTGACTTTGATTTTAGTATGAAAAAATACTTTCCTGAGAGTGAATTTAACTATATCGAGATTAGACACACTCAAAATATCCTTTTAAATAACGCTAATGAGTTTAGTCAAATAATTCCCAAAATCCTAGAGAATAACCTATTAGTGTTCTCAAATGGTCTAATAAAGGTACTTTTTAGAGTTGAAAACCGGGTCGAAAAGGTATCAGACTATATTTTAGATGATGATTATATGCCTATTGGTTTAGTTCTTAGTACAGGAGAAAGATACTATCGTAATATTGATGAAGATTTTATTGATAAAGGTTTAGATAACCGATTTATAACTGTAACTGACATTAAGTTAGGAGATAATATAGTTAGAAGTAGAATATCCGATGTATCAGGTGCAGGAGTATTTATGTGTAAATGTTGTGGTGCTATAACAAAGACTAATGTGAAGGGGTTATGTAGTTCGTGTTACATGTACTTTAGAGCAAAGGCACAATATTATAACATTGATTTCATACTTACTAAAGAGGTAAAAGAGGACTTTTCTATAACTTTACATAAGTATAAAATTATTACAGGGAATGGGGAAATATCTTTTAAACTAAATTATGATTTAATTAAAGGAGAGCAGATGAGTCTACCTTTCGAGGACTCATTCTAAACCCTAGAATCAAAACATACTAGCTTTTTAGTATCATCTAAAATAATGCTATTATATTCGTGAATCATAGTTTCTAAATATACGCCCATTGTTCTTCCTTTTATTATTATCTAAAACCCACTGGGCAGCTTGAATTTCCATATATGGTTGGTGTCTCCACTCCGCTACTAAACCTCTTGTAAACTCAATTAAAAAACACTCCCATGTTGAGGATAGAATACCATATCCTTTTTTATCTACCCATACTGTACATAAGTAAATAAATTCATATAGGTTAATATCTATATATGAGGAATCTTCGGTATCTATAACTCCGGAGACTATTCTAAATCTTTCAATTCGTATATTTGTATTATAAATAGATACACTATATACCTTATAGTCTTTAATATCTAATACTGCCTCAGCTAACTCATTTGTTATAGTCATTAAGTTCCTTTTCTTTAAATTCACCATAGTCTTTGCAACCACTCATATAGTAAGGTACAAGACCTTTAAACATTCTAGCGTGTTTAATTTCAAAATAATCTGAAAGGCTACTTGTAAGGTACTTTACAGTTCCTTCAATACCAGCAGTATCATTATCTAACCCAATATAAATAGTTTCAATACCATTTTTAAGTAACTCGGAGATTTTCTTATTACCGAAAGTCATATTTATCCCAAAGTTAAAAATTGCATTGATGCCATCTTGCTTCATAAGAAGAGCATCCATAATTCCCTCAACAAGTACTACATAATTTACACCTTTATCAATAGGGGGATATATCAATTCATTTACAAATAAACCTTTAGAATATTTATATTTTTGCATACCTTCTAAAGGAGTGTTAAGTGCTCTTGAATTAAAAGCAACAGTGTTACCTTTGTAATCCCACATAGGGAATATAACTCTATCTTGAAAGTGTCCTGACTCACAAATGTATAATTGATACTTTTCTATTGTATCTTTATTAAGTCCTCTCCAACCTGGCTCAACTGGTCTGCTAACACTGGGCATATAAAGAGTTGGAGCAGTTTTAACGTCCTTGGTATCATATAACTTCTCTATTTTATTATATAATGAAGCTCTCATAAGTTCATCAATTACATCCTCATCATTTTGCATATCATCTAACCAATATTTCTTATTGACAGAGAAAGAGCAAGAAAAACATTTACCAAATCCTGACTCAAGATTAATGGCAAATGATGGCTTTTTATCATGATGATTAGGGTTAAGGCAGTGAGTGATTATGAAGTTTTTACCGCTAGGAGTCCACTTCCGTCCCTCTACTTCTAATTTATTTAATATTAGTTCACGTAGCATTTTTTCTCCAACAAAATAATATAGCTATTATAATAGACTTTTTGGAGTAGATTATTATAATACTACCCCTGTATCAATAAAATTCATCTGTGAGAAAAGGGTCTGAGTTAGATAAATTTGTTTCTTAGCATTACGTGCCTTAACAGTAAAAATTCTACAAACATTCTCTTTATATTCTTCTTGGGTTTGATAAATAAATAAGAAAACGGATGAGCTAAATTCTAACTCTCTTGAGCCTCGGATAGTTACTTGAAGCTCATTATCTTTTATTTTTGTGTCACTGAAGTTAATTTGAACAGGACTTATAATTACTATCTGTAATTCTTGAGTAAGTTGGTGTAGGAGTCTTACTAACTTAGATAATTGTTTCCACTCTTCAGTAGATACATCTAAATCTGCAATTTGTAGATAATCAATACCAAATAGCACTATGCCTTGAGCTGCTTGAGTTCTAATAGTATGTTCAATTTCACTAATAGAATATCTGATAGATTTAATTCTAAACTCAATATCACCTGAGAAGTATTTTTGTTTCCAAGAGTTTACACTAGCTACAACTGATGGATTTGTATTTCCATATACCTCAGAAAAATCTTTTCCTGTTGCCTGGGAATACATTCGTGCAATAGTTTCATCAAGTCCTAATTCCATATTTAATAAACAAGTAGGAACTCTATCAACTGAGAAGGAGTACATTAATTGTTTCAAGGTATAAATACTTTTTCCGCCTCCCGAAGTACCTCCAATTAGTACTAATCCTCCCATTTTAAGATTATTCGCTCTCATAGACTCCATACAAGAGTCTATTGTACGAATTTTAGAGGGTTCATAAGTTACATCAAGGATATTTTCAGGCTTTTTGGAACTAGTTGATACGGAATTGTCCAATTTACTGAGTAAACTTTTTACTGTTTCAATATCTTTTGATTTAGCGGCTTCAACTAATTGCTCAATATGAGCATCCACATTAGCAATAAGATAAGCATCATCAAGGTTCTTTATAATTTCTTCAGAGGATGGAAGTTCTCCATCATATTCTTTGAACGACTCTAGCATAGAAACGTATATAGATGCTTTATCAGCGTCCATTTGAGTCTGTATGGCAGATGATAATATATCAACAGTAGGGATTTTACTAAATTGTTTGTTATAGCTTATGAGTGCTTTAAAAAGCGTTTTATGAGCAGGTTTTTTAAAGTGGTGTACACTTAATGTTTGGAGTAGTGTAGGGTCTTTTCGTTGTAATATAGTTATTAGTGATAACTTTTCAAAGTTCATGGAGGCTCCTGTGATAATATATAGAATGATATGTTTTAAGTCCTAAAACGAAGCTTAATCAATACTATTGTATGTTTATTAATAACTACTCATATATGAATGATTAATCGGTTTTTTATAGATTAATTACTCATATATGAGTAGTTATAGGATAAAAATAAAACTTATTGATTAGTTAAAATTCTTTCAAAAGAAATTTAAGCATCCTTCCACGAACCCACCACTTAGCTCTAATAAGTTCAATTATTCTTTTAGAATACCTTTTGTACTTTTCGGTTCTTTTAACTTCATTACGAACCTTATTTTGTTCTTGAGTCCACCACCTACTATATTTATCAGCAGTGTCCTGAATACGATTTATCTCACTTTTAAGATTGTTAATCTCCTCTTTTAATCTCTCTTTATCACTGTTAAGAACAAGAATTTGTGAGTGCATTGTACAGAGTTTATTTTCATAATCATTAATAACTTCCTTCAAAGACTCTGTACTTACTGTATTAGATACTGCTCGTTTGGCTTTCCATTCTGCTACTTTCATCTCAAGCCCCTATATTAAATGGGTACTCAATTGCAGACCAACCTTTAAAGCTGTCTTTATAAATTTCCCATACTTGTATGTTCCATTCCTTAAATTCCTCAAAAGAACTTATATGTTTTGTAATACCATATCTAGTGGTGCATAATAATTTACCCTCGTATTTTCCCTCTAAAATAGGGGTTAGTTGAACTTCTCCATACTTATAAAACCCTTTGAATATATAGGCATGTTGTCCCTCATTACTCTTAGTTACTATTAACTCACATCCATTATTTAATAAATCTTCTAAGACTGCGTTCATTTATTTTCCTTTATTTTTAGTGACCTTGAAGTTCTTCTAAAACTATAGAAATTTCTTTAATAGGGCAGTTATTTTTAATAGTTATCATATCTTTCTGAGAGAAACCTAAATCAAGTTCTGCCTCTAACTTAATAGCTTGATTTTCTTTATAATCTCTACACATCAAACCTATAAGAGTATCATTAACCCACTTAATAGTCTCCTCATCCGCCTTAGATTGCAAATATAGACTATCATGTACAGTATTTGTTACAAACACTTTACCCAACATATCAGCATCTTCAATGGCCTTCTGAAACCCGTGCAATGCTCGAAGGGTTAGAAAGTTACCCGACTGTATTTTAAAATTAGCTGCACGTCTTTCTTCTTTACTTCTGAGGTACTCATCTCTAGCATTAATACTAGCCATTTTAACACGTAGCCCTGAAAATGTAGATACCACTGCTCCTGTTGTTCTAGCCTCTTCAATAGCTAAGTCATTATAAGCTTTAGTAGGGGCATATAACTCCCAATATCCTTGATAAATTTTCTCAGCCTCTTGGATACTAACACCTAACTGTGAAGCAATTTTCTTTGGACTACTTCCATAGTTTAGACCAAATGTTACTGATTTACCCAATTGTCTTAAATCAGGAGCTTCAGTTTTAATTCTATTAATAGATTTTGCACTATCAATATCAATAATAATTCCTCTCTCTTCAAGCTTATCTTTAAAGTAAGCGTAGGCATTAAGGCTATGACCGTCAATCCCGTCAGTAAATACACGTAGCTTATTTTTATCGTTAGCCTCAATAGCTATTAACCTATCTTCAAGAGCAGCAAAGTCTGAAGCAAGAATAATATACCCATCATCTGAAATTAAAAGCTTTTTAATCAGTTTACCATATTTACTATTAGAAGGTAAGTTTTGGAAGTTTAGTCCCCCTGAACTACTTAAACGACCACTAATTGTTCCTGTACTATTAAAGTTAGTAAATACTTTCCAGTGTCCAGGTTTTACTTCTACACTACTCTCATAAAATGCACGAAGGTAGGTGTTATTTACTTTCTCAGCAGTTTGAATATCTTGTATAAGTTCTAATACCTCACGAGTATCTTTTGGCAAATCCATAGTCATCCATTCTTCAAAAGACTCTGCATCTGTACTAGGGAGCTTAGAAGTTTTACTTACTTTAACAATAGGCAAATTTAATACCTCAAAAAACAGGAATTGCTTTTGCTTTGGGGAACTAGGATTAAAAGGCTCATAATAATTTGCTTTATAATCTGCCCAAGTCTTTTTATTTTTCAAAGTACTATTATGCTTTTTAAAAGCTGCTTTATTAAGAAGTTCTTCAGCCGTACGAACAACTGGATGGTCTCGGAACTTAAGGGTACTATCTACAATCATTTCATCTAATTCAGCAATGGCTGCTTTAACACCCTCTTTGTTAACACGTAATCCATTCATCTTGACTTTAAGAAGTGTATGAGCAATATCACGTATCTCTTGATATACATCATAAAGAGGTAAACTCTCAGCAGCTACTTCTGCTTTTAATTGTTTCCATATACGACACGTTGCAATAACATCATAGTTATTATAAGTTGCTACCTTATATAGGTCAGCATTATATAGGTTCTTTTGATCTATATCAGCGTCATATTCACCCATAAAGGAAAATGCTAGTTCTTTTAGACCTAAAGAAGGTCTTTCTGTTGAATTATATTCAACGTAAGCGAGTAGCATAGAGTCCTCTAAATTAAACATATTGATAATAGGGGCGTGGTCAATTGAAAAGTCAAAACCTCTCATAATTTCATGTACAATGAACGCTTGGTCAAACCCTATCCAGTTATGACCAATAAGTTTACCTTTATACTGTGTAAAGAAAGCTTTAAGGGTCTTGACTATTTTCATATAAGTTTCAGTGTCATGATACTTTTCATGTACAGCTACACAAAATGCCTCTTTTTCATTTAACCCAAAGCTTATAGTCAATATTTTATCATTATACCAAGCGAGACCAGTTGTCTCAATATCCACAAATAATTCAGGGGCATCAATCCACGCTTTAAGATGAATGTAAATATCTTGAGGGTCTTTTAATATAGCATTTAAGGTTAAGTCGAGAGTTTCAACTGGGTCAGTATAAGTACCACTAAGTAAATTTTTGATAGCTGATATTCCTCTATGTAATTCTTTTGCACGGTCAGGAAACATATTAAGGATAACTGGATTTAATATAGGTGCTACTGAAAAATCTTCTGCAATGTTAATACCTTTAACAATTCTACCAATGTTTAATTGGAACTTTTTATCTCCGGTAAGCCACTCATAATAACCCGAGTTACCACAACCAAGTACTTTGATATTATGAACCTCACAGTAACTTAAAATTTCATTGAACTCTGAAATAAAGTCATCTTTCTTTAATCTACCTTTTTCAGGAACATATGCACCAGCAAATGCAAAGTCATTGACACTAAGTCCTAAAGGTTGAATAAGTTTAGTAAGGAGGAAATTAGCTGCTCCCATATTACAAACTTTCTCAGGAAGAATAATTAGAGCTTTTGGTTCAGCTTTTGGTGTAAGTGTAAATATTGTCATTTGTTTTCCTTTAGTTTTTTAACTTGAGTACGTAATTTTATTATTGTATTACTATAATTTTCATTAACAGCCTCAAGATGTTTTATATATCTATCCTGGATGACTACAACATCCAAACAAGTTTTGGACAGTGGAACTTCTTTAACTAACCTTTGATATTCTAACTTATCCATTGTTATTACCTAATAAAACAATAGTATTAGTAAGCCATTGACGTAGTTCTTCATGTCTTTTTTCAAACTGTTTTCTATTACCATAGTACCAGCCCTCTCTATCTCTATCCTCTAAGTATTGCATAAGTTGGGCAAAATGAGTAAGTCTCAATCCCATTATAGAGATATTTTCTATTAAAACTTTCATTACATTCCTTTAAAAATATAGATGTCTTTAAAAGTACCTTTAAGAGGCTTTAATATTATTTCAGAAGTATAATAATACCTCAAAGCCTCTACAAAGCTATTAAAGAAATAAGGGGTTAAGATTTTTAAAATCTTGGACTCTCTTTGAGAACTTAGATATAACATTCTCTTTGTTGTAAGCAAGTTACTCTTAAAATCATACCAATATATTAACTCTTCGTCAATAAAAAAGTATAAAATACCAGTATAATGTATAAAGTTAGTTTGCAAGGATAGTAGTTGTTCTTTACTAGGATTACCTTTTAAAACTTTAATATCACCTTTATACACTTTTATAATTAACCGAGTAGTATTTTTTGGTACTACTTGAATAACACATTGCCCTGGGTCAACCTCAGGTAGTGGCAAGAAACGAGTAAATATCTTTTTAGGTGTTGTCAATATCTTTGTAAAAGCCCTGACTTCTAGTTTAGAACATGATTTAAGAAACTCATTTACTCTATCAATATCTTCCTGTTGAATGGTAATAGTATCTAAATATTTTACAAGATCTATAAACTTATCTACCTTAAAACGATAAACAGGGGTTACAGTATCCTCGGTTACAGTAATACTACTAGGGGGAATAAACACAGAAGAATATTTATATAAGTTGTAGAGTTCTTCAACACTTTTGCTAGGAGCTTCAGGACTCCTTGAATTTAAATATTCAAGGAACTTTAAAGCTACATTCATTGTTCTAAAAGTTTATCAATTGCTCGAAGTCTATTTTCCACTTCAGGTTGAAGCATCCAAAAGTCTTTATCATTACGCATTTCATCAATCTCAGCTTCAGTCATAAATCCTTTGTACAAACTAGCAAAGACAAGCTTAGACCACGCATCATCAAAGGCAGCTCTAGCCTTTAATTCTGCGCCTTTTCCTGAACCTCTTGTTGAGAAGTTATGACACATAAAGTATGAGTTCTGATATAGATAAACTTTATCACAAGCAAGAGCTAATATAGTAGCAGCACTGGCTGCAAAACTTACGTATGCAATTGTAGTACCTTTACAATTTTTTATATGTTCTACTAAAGCAATTGTAGTATCTAATAGACCTCCGTTAGAGCCAATAAAGATTTTAATTGTGCTATCAGCTGATGCTTTGTCTAATGCTTGTAATACTTTAATATACTGAAACGGGTATCCAATATCATCAAAGATATAAATACTATAAGTCTTATTTTTCTCATCATAGTACACAGTTTTAGGTGGTTTACTATTGCTAGATATTTCAAGTTCCATGCGTATCCTTTTATGTTTTTTTTACTTTATCAGATTGTTTCTTAATTTCTATTAAAAGTTTTTGAATTGTTATCTTAGTAAACTTATCAGAATGTTCTCTTTTTAGATTACGTGCTAACTCCTCCCTATCCCAAGATTTAGATAGGGCATGACCTCCAAATAAAAAATCAAGAAATAGTGGTTCTTTTTTTGTTTTATGATGTCTACGCAATCTTCCTACCAATTGCTCATGTGCCTCCTTAGTTAAATTAGATAGGTTTATAATATAGTCTAGTCTTTTAATAGATATTCCTTTTTGTAGAATAGCTCCTGAAATTATTATATCAAGCTCTTCTATTTCCATTTTTTTGATATATAGTAGTCTATCTTCTTTGGGGGTATCTTTATTAATAACTCCTACCCTCAATCCAGCTTTTCTTAATACCCATGCGTAATATAGTTGAGCATCAGTTTCTGTTATATAAATTAACCCAAATCTATTAAGGGTCTTAAAATTTTTACAGATACTTTTAACATCTAAAGCTATTCCTTTGTATATTAAAAACTTAGCATATTCATTTCGATAGTTACCATATACATACGCAAACTTTGCGGGGTGATCTACCATAACCATATTAACATTTAAGTTATCAGCACTTTTACCACTTACAAAACTTGTACCCATTACATCAAATAGAAGTTCTGTCATAAAGTCTGAACGTGTAGGTGTAGCGGAAAGACCCAAACGATATTTAGCATTAAATTTTCCTACTACAGTAGTAAAAACATCACTACCAATAACGTGACATTCATCTACTACAATAAAACCAAAGAAATCTCTATAAGTTTTCATAAAATCCTTATTTCTAATAAGGAACTGAAAGGTAACAATAGTTACACTTGTAGGTACTTTATTTTTACCTCCAAGTACAGTAATAGATAGGTCTTTACAATTAGCTGAAAATTCACTCATCATTTGCTCTGCTAGGTTTGTTCGATCTACAATAATCAATGTATTTGTTTGTAAAGAATTTACAACGTAAGGTAATGTATAAGATTTACCAAACCCAGGGGGTGCTTTTAGTACAGCAGAATTATCACCTTTTAATAATTTAGACAAAACACTTATCATTGCTTCATGTTGTTCAGGTTTTAAATCAAAGGTATCAGATAGACTAAAAGGAGCTGATATACTGGGTACTAAAGTTTTATCAATTATCTCTAAGTTATTACCAAATATCTTAGTAAGCTTATTAATATTTCTAGGTACATAAATAGAACCTTTAGTAACTTTAATACTAGACTTAGTTTGCTCAGTCTTAGGGTTATAGTAACTAAAAGTTCCCATTAAATCCTTTAAAGTAGTAGCATTAACACTTGAAGTTTCTATTACATATTCACCAGTTTTAATAAGTTTCATAGTGTTCTCCTATAATTATTTGTGCAAAGTATATACTTTGCACGGGGTTAAAGAAAAGGCTCAGGCTTCTTCAAGGGTAGTACAATTTTATTTATAATCTCAATAGCATATTGTGTGTGAAATTTTTGATAAGTCAAATCAGACTCTATAATAATCCAACAACCTTTTTCTTCAAGGTCTTTAATTAGACCCTTTAAAAGTTTTGAAGAAAATGTAGTATTTATAGCCCGCTCTAATCCAACATTATAAATGAATACAAATTTTTTTGGAAGAACCTGATAGGTATCAGAATTATCAAATATACTTTTAAAATACTCTGCAAAATTTACTCCCCAAAATTCTTTAATATCCTTAGTTTGTCTAATAATATTAAAGATTGGCTCTGCTGTTCCTTCTACAAACATAGTATTCGGAACATTTTTTGTAAGCGCAACATTTAGCCTCTGACTAAGTACTTCTAACTTAGTCTCTGAAGCTGAGGACATAGGGTTATTATAATTTCTTGGAAGTTGAAAGTATTTTAACATCATTATACACACGCATCAAAATAAAAATCATTAAAGACTATATAATTTAAACCATTAAAATTTCCCCGTTCCACAACACTAGGGATAGGTCGTCTTTTCAATCGTTTTGCTAGATTAATCTGAGCAGCCATATGTTCTAATTCTGCTCCGGAAGAAATAGACAATAGCATATCTTCCTGGTTAATTAAAAGTTTCTTATTTTTCCAAGCAGACTCTGCCATATTAATCAAATTTTGGTAACGCTCCTCCAACCTAGCAGGAGATGGTTCATAAATTACCCCCAGCATTCCTGTTAGAAATAATCCTTTACCGTTATCAGTAAAGGTAGCATTATATCTATCCTCAATGTATTCTTTGATTGTCATAATAGTCCTTTTTTGTTTATTTTGAGGTATTTTTTAAGAATTATATAGTTCTACTTTTTGTGGTTCAGGTACAGGCATCATATAAGCGTCAACACTTTGTAATACATAGTAAATAACCCCAGGGTTTTCACTACTTAGTCGTTTAGCCTCTATAATAGCACTCTTTTGTGTATAGTGTTTATGTTTAGGAGGATTTTTACCATATACCATCCAAAACACTATATTGGGATTTGTCATATCATCCACTTGGTTATTCATATTTTTTCCTTTCTTTTCTTTAAAAGAAGAGTGTGATGGTTCAGTAACTTGTACACCATCTATCATTTTAACATACTGATTATTTTCATAATAACCTTCAACATGTTGAGGAGAATTAAATAATAAGTCTAAGGTAATTTCATCTATAAATTCCTTAGGAACTATTGTATACTCTTTTGTTGAGTGTGATTTTAATACAAATTTATCAACATACTCCGGATGGTCATCGAAAGTAGAAAAGAACCGTAAGCTTACATCAGAATCTAATCTTGACTCCCATTTTATATAATCAATTTTATGTGTTTTCATAATATCCCCTTAATCTTCATAATCATAGTAGTGGCTACCATGTGCTATCCATAAAGTTTCAGATAATTCTAAAACCTCAACAATATTTGTAAAACTCATTGTAATCCATAAGGTAGGTTTAGGATTTTCCTCTGCCCTATCTGAAAAACTTAAAGATACTTCTAATGAATAATCAACATTAGTATCGATAAATTTAGAGAAATCGTATATATGGATAGTTACAAAATACTTTGTTCTACCAGCTATATCTCTAACTCGTAACTGCAAGGCTAAATCCATTGCGTGTAATGTTAGATTACGTTGAGTAAATGTCTTAAAGCCGTAATTATTGACTAAATTTTCTATTAGCCTATCCAGCTCTACTTTTTGCATGAAATAACCCCCTATTGTAAACTTTAATTAATCTAAAAGTTGCTGATACCATATAAATAGTACCAACAATCCCTAAGATAATTACTAAAGATTTTACTTGTAGTAATGTAATTATACAATAAGCTAATTCAGAAATAGCTATACACTCCATCAAGTAAAAAATAAAGGGCATAACTAAACTGTAAGTTCTTCTATCTTTTTGCATAGTCTTTTTTTAAACTCCTTTCTGTCTTTTCTAAAACACTTGCAATATCTGTTAAGAATACTACACCTCCTTCTTTGTTTGTAAGAACCGGTATATAATCCATATAAAGTATACCTTGGTTTAGATGAACTCTACCATCCTGAGTACATAAAAATGTACTCTTATCTAATCTACCCCAGCACCGCTCAATATTTCTCTTGTTATTATAAGAAGAAGGGCGAGATATACCCTTTATTGAGTGATATAATAATAGCACACAAAGTGTTAAAATAAAAGGTATCATTGTGTAGTCCTTTTCTTAATACTCTTAGAGTGCCGCAAACCTTCATGATTTCGGTATCAGTCTATAAAAATAATACGGCTATTATTTTCGTACAAGAGTATAAAAAGTTTTAATATGTGATATGGGAGTTTAACCAATATTTGTATTGAAGTATAAAAGTGGTGCCTCGAACCAGGCTCGAACTGGTACGGTATTTCTACCGAGGGATTTTAAGTCCCTTGTGTCTTCCTATTTCACCACCGAGGCATATAGTAAAAATTTAAAATGGTCTCCCCGTACGAAGGTAGATTTTACCCTAAAGCTTTTTTAGTTCTCCATTCTAAATTTCCTGTATTCAAATTATCACGATAGGCATTCTTGTTATTGGTACTATATGTACCTATCTCAAGATTGTCAATATGGCAATTTAATTTATTATTATCTTTGTGCATACAACATAATTTTTTTTGAACATAATCAGGCATTAAAAATGTTTCTGCAACTAGTTTATGAACACTACACGTTCTTAATTTTCCTTTGTAGTTTATTGATACCTGTAGATACCCATCTGTGCCAACTCTAGGTTTAAGTATTTTTCCTTGTCGAGATTTATTAGTAAACGAATAAACTTCTCCTGTTATATCGATAAAGTACTTACCATTAGAATTTAATATTTTCCTAGCTGTAGTTGGTATTGATAATTTTAATCCTGCATTAGCAAGTACCTCAGATAAATTTACAGACCTCCAACCCCTTACATCATCAAATAATTTTAAACGTCGTTCACCCTTTTTTGAAATTGTCACTGAAACAGCTTTATTTGTTTTTTTATTTATAACAACATTTTCTTTTAGAAAATAATTACTAAATCCCTCTATTTGCATATGTTTCCTTTTGGTATAATTTATAGAGTTATAGAATACTTTATACTAAAAATAAAGATGTAGAGGTTATCTCCCCAGCTGGAATCGAACCAACATAGACAGAGTAGAAATCTGTTGCATATCCGTTATGCTATGGAGAGATATATGGTGTACCTCAATAAGTCTTTCCAGGATTATTATACCAGTTAGACATTGAGATACTTTATATTAAAATGCGGTGAACTTAAGCACAGCAAGTGAAGTCAAGTTAATGATCTTCAGTCAATTCTTAAAATAAGAGTTCAATGAAAATATTATGGTGGGTCAGACAGGGCATGATCCTGCGACATTCCCGTTATGAGCGGGAGGCTCTAACCAACTGAGCTACTGACCCACATGATAAGTTAGGAGCTACTCTAAGTAGTTAAAATTTTAAAACACTTAGTCTAAACACTTCCTAACCTGCTACGTATGCAAGCAGGGACGTAGCCTAGTACCTAGTATAGACTGCCTCATAGGTTAAGAGTACTGCAAATGTTTTTAGAGACTGCGTTGATTAGTCTTATATGCAGAATTAACATTCAATGCCAGTAAAGCACCACCATTTCATAATAACTCCTACACGGGGGTTTTAATACATCTTCCGTTAGTAATGTACACGAGAGATTTCAACCTCAACTACAGTTCGCGAGTCCCTACACTCCAACTGCTGTCATTCTCCGTAAGTAGGTATCTAATGACTTGGAAGTTTAGTAAAACTATATAGTATCCGAAAAATACTTAATATAATCTTAAATTACTATATACTTTATTATAGTATACAAAATATACTATTAATGTTTATCTAACTTATTTATTCCTCTTCATATAGTTCCCAATTATCCCAACATGAAGTAAATGTACCAGCTGTAAATGATGTAGTACCTTCATTAAAGCAACATATTTTACCATTACCGTCAAAGTGTGAAAAGTGACGTCTATGTTTTATATTATCATTAAGCCATACAATAACCTTTGTATCTACTGCAAGTTTAGGTAGGGGCTTAATAAAGGCTTCTTTAGGTATCTCAAATTCATTCCAAAAAAGAGTAGGTGATTTATGCTCACTAAGAACCCTACCTGTAGATGTATAATTAGTAATCCTTGTACATATGCTATATTTGGAATTAGGAAGTAGATCTTTTACTTCTGTCCAACCAGTGAACATATCCCAAACCTTATCTCCAACCTTTACTTCAATACCATGTAGTGTTACCATTTTATTTTCCTTTAGTTTTTATCTTCATAATCATTAACTTATATAATGAATACTTCTTCATATTTATCATACGACTATTTCTTATCTATTAGCAATGTAATAGTGGCAGAAAATAACTGAATACTAAGTAAATGTACTAATACTAATTTCATGTTTAATCCTTATTTACTTATTTACCCAATCTGAATAAATAAATAAGACAGCTACAATTACTATTCCAAATAGTATTTTGTATTCTTTACTTAACATAATCAATTTTATTTTGTATTCTTTACTTAACATAATCAATTTTATTTTGTATTCTTTACTTAACATAATCAATTTTATTTTGTATTCTTAGAGCCAAGTTATGTTGATGTCTATTGAGCAATTCAAACATAGCTTCAGCACATTCACGAATCTGCTGCTGAGCATGAGAATCAAGTCTTAATTTAAAGAAGTTAGTAAGACCATCTATTTCACCCATTACATAAAATTCAGTATAGGTAGTTTGAGGCAAAAATCTTGAAGCGACTTGAGTTTCGTATCCTTGTTTAATAATAGAATCATATGTTCTATTAAATGCTTGTACCCAATCATTCTGATGAGCCGAGTCCTTAGTAAAATTTTTAGGAAACCAAAATTCAAATGGTACTTTGCTCCCTTTAGTATATCTACGGCTCATCTCTAAGTACGAGAAGCTACGATGTCGCATGAACTGACGTGCAACAAAGATAGGTACCTTGATCCGGAAGCAAGCAATGTTTTGCTTATGCCAATCTATGTCACAACTATATCTATGCTCGTATAGATATTCTTGTGCTCTCATAGAAGAATCAATACCACAACTGTCATACCCATCTCTGATGAACTCCCATAAGCTTTCATGCTTGATAGACTTCATACGCTCGTATAAAGCTTCAGGATTTTTAGCTGATTCGTTACCGTAAGCCAATGAAGCAATAGTTGTTACAGTCCAAATTCTTTGTTCTTCACTTTCATTTGCATGAGATGCGTCATAAAGTTCAACATACCCGATAGAATCATTATATAAATCTATCTTGTCAACAGGTATAAACTTATTAGTTTCTCCTAATACTAATTTTTCTTCTTGCATTATAACTCCCTTCCTCTGTTGGTTAATACCATTTTATTTTCCTCTTATTTAATTACAATTTTGTATTTTCGCTTTTTTATTTTTATATAGAGCATTACTGACCTTTTCTAATTCTTTGAGTAGCGTCAATTCTATAAGCAGCAGAAATGTCAGTAGATGAGTATATATCCCAAAATTCTTCTGCTGTATAATAATCATCAGTAATTGTAGCTTTATCATCAAAAATGATAGCCCATTTCCACTCATATATATCAGGCTCTTTTATAGGATTTTGTGATTTTATCTTAAGTTTACCATCAGTAAATATTCTATTTATGTTACCAATAGCAAACCAGTGTCCTCCAACATTCTGTTGAATATCAACACCTTCAACCCAGTGATGTAATATATCAGCATAAGGGTGACGATTTATTTCTTTAAAGGTACAAACATTTGACTCAAAAAATTTCTGTAATAAATTGTAAACATCTGTAGGATTTAATCCATGTTCTGTCTCACAATTATATAACTCAGCATATAATTCTTCTTTAGTCATTTTAAACTCCTATATATTTTTATAACTTCTTGAGATTGTCTCTCACCTAATTTTGACCACCCCTTGTAGCGTTTAAAAGCTAATGGGTATGTTCCATATAAATCTAAGTAATCTCTTAGTAACTTTGCACCATCTAAGATGTTACCAAACTCTGAATATGGATTGTACAATAAGTTTTTATTTACTGCAAGATTAATAGCACATTTTCCTTGAACGTAGCATAATTTATGGGTAACTTTCTTAAAATTACTCTCTGAATAAATTAAGCTACCTAATGCTTTGGGTTTATACCATACGCCTCCGATGCAATTATTACTTGTTTAGCCTCTACTGAAGAAGCTCCAAGACTCATCAAGGATTGTTCAGTAGCTTTATAAGACTGAAGTTCTTTAGTAACCACCTCTAAAGTTTTATAAGTTTTGGTTAAGTTCTTTTGAGATTTTTCATAAGAACTTTGTAACTCTTGAATACTTCTATTTTGAGTTATACCTACCATTATAGAAGTATAAAAATAAGTAAAACTAATAATTAATCCCATCATAAGCGGTGTACGGTTATTTACTTCAATTTTCATATAAGCCTCACTTAAAATTAAATAGCATTATTTTCCTTTTATGTTAGCTATTAGTAGTGTTTATTTTCATTAATTTCTTTTTCAATACGTGTAATATAAGCATGTAGTTGCAAATTTTCGTGGTTCAACTTATTATGCTGTTTAATAACAGCTTTTAAGTCACTTTCATATACTTCTAACTCTTGTTGTTGTCCCATAATTATATCACGCTGGGTATTTATGATGAATAGTAATAAACTAAATGCTAATATAAGTCCAGCAAGAATATATATTAATGTTGAGTTTTTCATTTTATTTTCCTTTAGTGTTTCCAAATTTTATATATTAATCAGCAAATCTTAAAGAAAACTGAAAGCCTATTTTATGAGGTTTCTAAGGGGTGTCCCAAGACCTATTATTGTATTACCCTTTTGAGAGTTTCTACTAACTTAATTAAAATTATGTCTTATAACTTTGAAATTTTTTACAGTGACTTACATATCCTGTAATAACTCCAAAATGTGTACAAAGCCCATTTTTAAACCATATACAAGACTCACATTTACTCTCTTGTTTTGACTCTAATAAGTCAATCTGTTTTTGTAGAATTTTAATCTTACTTTTAAGTTGCATTACTGTTTGTTGTGTAATCCGTAGTTCTTGAGTAAGTTTTATTACTTGTTGTTCATATTTTGACATCTTAACTCCTTTATATTGCGTATACGTCATTTTAAGGTACCCAGAAGGCTTCAAAATCTTTTAGACGACCTTTACCATTACTTGAAGATTTTAGAGCTTGTAGAGGCTCTAATAACTAATCCCATATTTCTACTCCACACGCTTCCATTTTATCAATCCACTCTTTTGTGTAATCACTAAAATATATTTTCTTTACAGTTTCATCCTCAAAAGTAAAACGAATTGTTCCACCTTCATCATCATAAACTAAATCTATTTCTACACCTTCTTCAATAAGAGCAGGTAGTAAAGTTTCATCTTTTGTTTTTTCATACATAAGAATACGTTCTTTTATATTCATAATAATCTCCTATCCATTTACTCTAAATGATTGACAACCAATTGTTTTACCCATAGGGTCTTTAATAGCCTTAAAGGGACTTACAAAATCATTCCGGTGTGGAAGTTTTTGTCTGATATAGTTTAACACTGGAGCAGATACAATATAAATTGTACCTTCTTCCTCCTCAGGTAATCCTGCAATATCTACAAACTCAATTTCATAAATTGGTATCCCATCAATTACCGATAGTAACTTTTGATTTTGTGTGACCTTTACTGGTCGGTTTGCATGAGGGATTGTAATCCCTAAATTGAGCAACTTTATAGGGTGAGCGGTTAAGTTTACAAATTTACTCATCGTTATCTACTTTTTTAGGATATTTTTTTGATTTTTTAGTTTTTTGAACGTGACTTTTAGGTCGCATATCTACCTCTTTTTTAAACGATTTAAAGATACTTTTATCTCGATACGTTTTACCCATTTTAAACACCTTTTTTTAATTATTTTAGGAAGTAAAAAGTTAGATTATCTAACTTTTAGTAAATTGAGGGAAATATACCCTCAATTCATTAGACATATTGCCACTTAAATCCACCTGCTGTTTCTCGGAGACCTTTACAGCACTTAGTGATATTTGTAGCAAATACCCCTGTTTTATCTTCAGCATCTTTTGCGGAAGGGAAGATTTCAAGAATAGCGTTAGTCACTGTTCCTACTTTAGCAACACTTTTTTTATTGTTAGAAACATTTGGTACTGTCTTTTCTTCTTCCATATATTTTACAGTACCTCTAAGGAAGTCCCCACCTAAGGCTTTTTCAGTAACATCAGCAATTACTTCATAACGACATACTCGCATTTTAGTATTTCCATAATCTTTCGGAATGGAAACTACGTCTATCGGATTAACCTTACAAGCAACTACACGATTATCTTTACTTGACCCAAAGTGAGCTAAATAATTAAAGCTACAAACATGAAGCCCTGCACTACAAGTACGTTCTGAGTTGTCATCAACTTCGTTACGTGGCATAGTAGGAGTTGCACCCACAGAGTTATTATAAGTACCTGAATAAATATCTTTAAAGTCAGCTCTTACTTTCTTATAAACTACAAAACAACCATCTTCAGTGAGTGGGACACCACCAACTTCCAAGAATTTGTAAAGCTCTTGTACTGCACGATAACTTGGATTTTCCATAAGATTGTTAAGGAAGTTAATAATTGGGGTTACATCAAAACCATCCTTCATAAACTGAAGCAATTTAGAGACAGCATAGTTTTCAAGCTCAACACCATTATGGTACACAACACCATCAACAATTTGAATTTTTCCGTTACTATAAGTAACAACTGCTTTTGCAACATCAATTAGTTTACTAACTACAACTTCATCACCCAATTTAATAGCCTCAATTACTGCTTTAAAATTTGGGTGTGACTTATCTACCACTCGTGGAACTCCACCAAGTAGAACGGTAATTGAACTTTCTGTGATTGTATATGGTAACATTTTAAACTCCTGTTTTGTATTTTAATTAAAAATTTTTAAGGTATCAAGTACCCAACCTTAGGATGTATTATACTACTTTATTACGAGTTTTACTACATCTATCCACTGCGTTTATAAGACTAATTACATTATCAACATTATCTGTATTATTTAGAGTTACAGTTCTAAATATTGCTGAATATTTATTCAAAGCTTTAATATTTTTTTCAGACAATGTTAATTCAGAAGTCTTTGGAGTTATTCCAAAATTCTTAATTTTGATATTTGTACCTTGAAAATTAAAATTAAAATTCTTTTCAAGCTCTTCAGTAACTTCTGCTAATTCTACAAAGTCTTTTGGAAGTTGATTATATTTATCCCGAAGCAATGAAAATCTAACATTAGAACGTGTTTTATTATAAGCCTCTCTACTTACACCTTTAAGTGGTTTACCTGCTAAAATTTCCTCCAAAAAGTCATAAACACAAATTGCTCTATTAGCAAAAGCTTTCTTAGATATAGGAATAGTAACTATACGCACTGTTTTAGAATACTGGAGTGTTGTAAGTATATCTTTTACCGCATATAATGCACCATCCTCACTATAATCAAAAATCTGTGAATTAGTTTCCCAATTTTTATCTACCATATTTTTGTTATCGAAAGGGATATATACTGTATTATGTTTTGACTCCTCAGATAACTCATAAGTTTTACGAGATACATAAAGGTGTAGTTTATTAGGTTCATAGATAAGCCCAGTTGCTTTGTAAATACCTCTAACAACTGTCGAAACTCCTTTTGTAGTTTTAACAGAAGCACCAAATATCTCATCATATTTAACCGAAGCAAATTTATATTTAACTCCTAAAATCTTGGCAAAAGCCTCTAATTTTTTGGCAGTTTCTTCTTTTTCCTCTTTTGTTTTACCTCTTGGAAATAGAGGACGAATAGTCATTAAAGTGTCACGGGTATTATTAAATTTTGATAAAAGAGTATTTGTTTTACTTCCATTATCATCCAAAATAAATTCTTCTGTACCTTTATTTGTACTTGGAGTTATATAAGATGAACGACCATATCTTTTACCCCAGTTATTTGTATATACAAACTCAAAGTCACACTCCCCATCAATTCTACAATGAAACTTACCAATATCTAAGTACGGGGCAAGTTTCATTCCTGCTAAAACAGCACGAATATTTCCAGGTAGTTGTACTATAGATTTTGCAAACTCAAGGAGATTATTCTCATATTTCACTTTTTTAACTTCAATATCATCCAAAATTTCTTTGGTAATTTTATTATTGAAATTTGTCAAAGCTTCAATAGTTTCTTTAGTATACGACAAACTCTCTCGTGAACCTGCCATTTGAACTTCACCAGTTTTAGCAAAGATAACTAACCCGTTAGCTTTGAGTGTTTCTAAGTGCTTTAAGTTGTTTGTATCAATGGGGTATCCAACACTTGCCATTACTACAGTAGGCTGATTTGAATTATCGAAAATTGCCCAACCATCTCCTTTGAAAAGTACCTCACCATACTCTAAATTTTCAAGTCTAATATTTGTATGAGGTTTAACTTTAAAGTGACGGTAAACTTCTTCCGCTTTTTTTCTAAATATAGCAACATCTTCAACTTGAACAGGTACAGTAACTTCTACACCACTTTGCTCATCCGTAGAGAAACTTCCAAGAACTGCAATACTTGGTACACCTTTATCACTATATACAGAGTAGATAGTTTTAGTACCTTCGTGGATTGAGGTAAGTGTAAATGCACCTCCTTGTGTATAAGCAAATGGACTTTTTGAACCAATACCTAAAGCACCATTAAATCGATTTGACTCACGTTTTGATGAACTTCCCATAGTTGAGAATAAATCCATTACTGTATCATTACTCATACCTTTTCCAAAATCTCGAATAGAAAAGAACGGCTCAAGTTGAGTTGGAAGATGAACAATAAATGGCTTATCTTGAGTATTATTCTCTATATGAGCATCCAAAGCATTAGTAGATAACTCTCGAATAACTGCCAAAGGTTTATCAGAATATAGACGAGAACTCAACAAGTCAAACATTACACTGTTAGCTTCAATTTTACAAGCAACTTTTTGTGTGCTATTTGTATCAGCACCAACAATACTATTTTCGATAATCATTTTAAACACCTTTATAATTTAATTAGTTAGATAGTCTAACTTTTTATAGTTAGTAAAACCCCTAAAGGATAATACTATAATAGGTCTTGGGACACCTCATAAAATACCCCTAAAATAGGGGTATTAACTTTCCTCGGTTTCTTCAGTTGTTTTTATAAATTTCATAATTTCTAACATTACATCTCCCATTATTAATTCAATTTGATGAGGAGTTAACTCGACTGAAAGGGCTTCAATAGCTCCTGAAACTTTAGGAGTATTATACATAATAGCTAATAAGTCAATAACAGTTGCTTTTTGTAGAAACACATATATCAATGCAACTTTCTCTTCTTGTGTTAAATTAGTAGGAATTTCTTGCTCTTTCCCAACTCTTGATAAAAGTCCCATAACCAACCCATAAGGTTTTTTTATGGTATCAAAACCACATGCTTCTGAAATTGTTTTTGCTTCATGATTGAATATCATATTAACCCCTATTTAATAATTTGTTTTTGATAGTGAATTTCCTCTACGGTATCCACGTTTACTGCTCGATAGCCCTTTGCTACAACATCATATACAATTACAAACTTTTCTTTGTTTAGTTTTGACTCACCCCCATGTAGATATTTACTAACGCCCATACGACCATTTAGTTTTCTTTTTGTACCATCAGCTTTTTTAAAGACAACTGTAAAAAACTTTCCGTTTGTACTCTCAATAGTACGTCTTGCTTCTAATGCTTCCATGATATTTCCTTTCTCAAGTAAAAGTTAGATTATATAACTTTTTTTAATTTAGAGTATAACTCAAACTGTAAACGTATTATAACATAGACTTATATAAAAAGTCAAGTTTACTAATATTTTAGCAAGATTTTATACTCAAACTTCAATTTTGTTAAATTTACCTCTTTATAGGATGGTACAAGTGCTACTTTTTTTGTTCGTCGATTAACAATTAAGTATTCGTGACCAACAAAGGTACTTTTCAAAACTTTATAATCTTTATTTGAATATACCTTAACTAATTCCGGAGTTATGAAGGACTGTTTATCCTCTCCTACTAATAATAAAGTCATAATTCCCCCTTTTCCTGTACTGTAACTTCTGATAAACTTGCGTGTTCGATTAATTTTTTAAGCTTTCTCACAGCTGTCCTTTCAATTTCTTTATTTTTAAGTCCTTCTTCAGCTTCAAAATCTACTGAAATTATTTGGGAGCTATCAATTTGAAGCTCTACAAAATAATGAACTATCATAAAACTCCTTTAATGTTGTTCAAAGAAAATAGGCGTACCCTCATTACATTTTTGCATACACCAAGTACACTCATCACCACATTTTCCGTGCCAGTCTTTTTGCAAAGTTAGTGGACAAACAAATCCCCCTAAAGCAGTGGCAGTAGGGGTTATATTTTTGCCATAATTAATTACATTTTCATATAACGAATTATGTAAAACAAAATTTTGAAGGGACTTCAAATTTTTAAAGTCAAATTCCCCAAGTCGTTTGGTATATGCGTAAAATGTTACATTTGGGCAATGTTTTGCAATTTCGTACCATTTATTTACGTATTCCTGTGAATAAAACTCACCACTCTCATGGACTCTCACAAATTTAAACTTTGAAGTCAAGATTTCGAGTATCATATCATCTACCCAATCGGGACTTTTAGAGTCCTCTAATTTTCTTTCCCGAGATTTTAAAGTATTAGGATAAAGTTTTTGAGATTTTATAGCATAACAGTGTGGACATTGACGACCACACACCTCCATTGTAGCAGGTAAAGTCCATACCCCCACACCTTTTGAAAGTTTTAAGTTTCCTTTTTTTAGATACTTATCTTTTTTCACTTTTAAACTCCTTTATATTTTTTGATTATTAAACCCAGTAGGTTCGGCAGGAGATACCTCGATTATTTTAAATAAAAGTGACTTCCATCGTTTCCACCAGTCTATTTGACATTTTCCTAAAATGTCTACAATTTCTCTATCATTAAATCTTTTCCACTCTTCAATAAAGTATTTATGTAATCCGATTTGTATAACATCAGCAGTATACGTTATCAAATACTCTTCACATTGAATGGATTTGATATGTTTTAGGTTTCCCAAAACTCCATGTAAATTAGTTCTTTCTAAATTTGCACCATCTAAAATAGCTCCCGAAAAATTTGCTTTATTTAAAAACGACCTATATAAGTCTACATCTCTAAGGTTTGCATACTCAAAATCAGCTTTGTATCCATCTACTTCTCGCATATTTGCACCCTCAAAATTTGTGTCTCGAAGATAAGATGTATCAAATACTGCTTTATATAAATTAGCTCCGGAAAAATTTGTCCGATATGAATTAGCTCCTGAAAAATTTGTACCTGCTAAGTCTGCTCCTGAAAAATCCGCTTCTGCTACATTAGCCTCTAAAAAGTTTGAGTTTCGTAACTTTGCTCCTTTAAAATTAACCCCCACAAGATTACACTTAGATAAATTTACCTCTGATAAATCAAACCAAGCAAGGTTAGCTTGAATACCATCCTGCTCATTATTAAACCATTTTTTATGAAGCTCTAAAACATCTTTTAGTTCTTTTTTTGATATAGTTTTCATGTTAAACTCCCTTATAATTAGTTAGATTATCTAACTTTTATGATGATATATCAAGCTTGAAACTATCAAAACTTGAAATTACCCGCATAGACTCATACAAAGCTATACTATCTTTTCTACGGGTCTCGGAATATTTGAGTTGTTGTTTAAGGGACTCATTAGTTTTTTCCAATTCCTGTATATACGTTCGTAAATCTACCAAATCCCCTACGGATATTGATATTCTATCACTGCGTGTATGTTGCTTATAGACTTTTTCGATTGTGTCTACAATTACCTTAATTGACGACATTTATAATCCTTTTAAGTGTTCGGGTAGAGTACCATCAAATTTTTGGCAATTCTTCCAATTAGTTCCTGACAAAGATTTAAATCTTCCATCGGAAAGCACTTTGTCAATTCTACTTAAAACGGCACCATCATGGTCGTTAGTGTCCCAAAAAAGACACCAATCTCCTTTTTGTGGCTCCCAAACTTCTACAAGATCATAGGCTTCTTGATAGGTACTTTTCCCATCTTTTGTAAAAAAATATACAGTACCATCCTCCCCAATACCAAGAACTGGATAATCTATATGATTTCTATCAGTGCATAAAATTCTAATAGGCTTCCCGTTAGAAGTGTATTTTTTGTTAATGTCAATTTTCATTTATAATCCCTTTAATACTTTTAACTTTTTAGAAATAAAAGGATAAACAATATCCAACTATAAGGACTATTATTAAGAGTATTATAACTACCCTATCTACCATATTTAACATAATCAATTCCTAATAAAAATGTAGGTGACTAAATAGCCATATCAATGACTGTATTAATGCCCAACCCACAACTGCTGAAATCAACCCAAATACTATAAACATTTTGTCTAAATCGGGCACCATTAAAGCTCCTCATTATATGTTTTAATTAATGCTTTCATACGTCGGAAAGCAGGAGACTCTTGGTCAGTGTGCATATAAGTATTGTTAAATAAACAGTGTTGCATATATCTTTTCCACGTATTATCATGGAAACCGTTATAGGAACACTTATTTCCTGCTAAATTCATAGGACACATCCCACAAGTATTGTATTCGTCTGAATAATTAAAATATCCCACACAATACGGGCAACTTTGGCTTGATGAAGCATTACTTAGTGGTTTCATTAAATGTTCCGGCAAATCTACAATTTGTTCCTCCGGAACCAAATCAAAATCCAGTCCTATCGTTTCCCGTAAGATACGATTTTTCTCTCGTAAAAATTGTGAAGTTTTCATTTTTAGTCCTCCTCTCCCCAACCACAACAACCATACTCATAGTCCCCTTGACACGAGTATTCATCACGTTCCCGAAGGGTATCAAGACGAGCTTCTCGACGTTCTTCTTGAAGCCAATCTAAATGGCTCTCTTCACGTTCTTGAGCTTTTTTCAAATCCTCTTCAAAAGCCTCAATATCCCCATTGTAATTTTTAAGTTCAGGGAAAATAGTAGGAGCACTATACCCTGTTTGACTGAAACGATTTGTATTTGTCCATACTGGGTCTGTCCACGTCATTTTAAACCCCCTTTTGAATTTTTAAAAGTTAGACGATATAACTTTTGGATTTTAGCCATTTCAGCGACTGTAATATTTGGATATACTTTTAAGTATTCTTTAGCCATTTTAAATTCTTGTGAGTTCATTTTAGTTCCTCCTTAAAAACTCTGCGAATAATATTTTGAAGTTTTGATGTAGTTTTTGAGTAATAACTATCATCAAAATAGACTTTTCCAAAACCTTCTGCGTAGATTAGAGTATTGTAACTAAATACTTTATACTCCGCCTCAGTTTTCGTAGCGGTTACACTGTTTCCTGTAAAGGGCTTTCTGTTTTTTAACAGATTTTCCATATCTTTATACTTTGTCATTTTTATTCCTTTTTTTTTTTTGAAAAGTTAGACCATCTAACTTTTTAGAAATTTGGACAATAGATACTGAATATACCCACATCCTCATAAGACATAGAACATTTGAAAAGTTCCCACATCTCCTCATTTAGCCCTTGTAGTTGTGGTGATAACTTATAAGTATCTTTGATATTTATACGTACTTTAACACCACCATTATCACTTTTGGCTGTAAAGTGATACCCTAACTTTTGAAGCCTTTTTGTGAAGTATACATAACTTTCCGGCATTTTTATATCCTTTTTAGTACCCTCTTGAAATTTTAGAGGGTCTGAAATATTTAGACTGAAATTTTTGGGTTATTTTAGAAATTCTTAGTTTAGAATTTCTCTACTACCATAATGTACATCATTTTGTATATCATAGATATAGAAGTCTGCCCCTTTTGATTGTAAAAATTCTTGTGGGGTTTGCCCACTGACATATTGCAATTCCGGATTACTTTTGTGTGTTGTAGTGGTAACTGACCAACTTATAAAGTCCCCGATAGGGCTGTGTACTTTCATTTCAGTAATTTCCAAATACATTTTATTTCCTTTTTTGTTTTAGGTAAAAGTTGTCCGACAAGTTATCTTACTTCGTCAGAAGTTAGATGATATAACTTTTCAAAAATCCGACAAATTTTTCAAAATTTGTGAATGCTACTCTTGAGTTATTTTTAAGTAACTTTTGAGTACCTATTCATAACCTTACAGGAATTTTTAAATTTAATTCCTATGCTTACATACTCAGATTTTAGGGGCTATTTAAAGCCTTATTAATCCCTTTAATGATTTTAGAGGATTTTAACAGTAACTTCAACGTTGTTTGAAGGTATTTTCGATTATTCACGATTTGTGAACGATTTACGAAAAAATTTTTATACGGTTTTCCGTATAAAACATCCAAAAATCCGTGTGTAACTTTTAGGTTGCTTTAAGGTTGAGCTAAGTTTCCTCAAAGTTTCCTTTAAGTTTCAGCAAAATTCCGTCAAATTCCTGCAAAATCTTAACAGAAACTTAAAGGTAACCTGCAAGTTCCCTTACTGAATGAGAATATCTTACATCCCACGTTAAACCTTCTCGTATCAAATACGAGAAAAAATTAGGCACGTCTGTAATAAGGTAAAATACACCGCTATCGTACTCATACCACGCTTGAGTGGTATATTCAAAGATTAAATTACGGTTCATCGTCTAAATCCACTCGTTAATAATAGCAGTCCTTGAAGGGTTGCGTATGCTACTATTAATAACTCTAAAGTTTTTGCATCCATCTTTTACACCTTTATATTTTATAAAAAGTTAGACAATCTAACTTTTGATGAAGTTTGATAACTTTTTAGAGATTCCCTTAAGGTACTTCCCCGACTTTTCAGAAATCTACAAAAATCCCGAAAGTATATGAAAATACTTTACAGGTATATATACACCTCCACAAATACGGAAGGGTATTTAACGGCTTTTATAAAAAAAAAATTTTTTAAAAAATTTTTGAGGGGACTTACTCCCCTCTTAACACGTAATCACTTAATTCATCCAGCGTTTGGATGATATGGGCGTTTTGTTCCGGTGTTAATTCACCTTTCAAATCACTTAGTAGCTTGTTAAATAGTTTTAACGTGGTTTGAACATCATCAAAGCCGTGGTCGGCGGCGTGGGCGCATTGTGCAAGGATACTACCGTCCTCCGAGTCGGGTAGTGGGACAGTGGCGGAGCCGTTAGCACCCTTAGTTTTGATGGTTTGCTTCACCCCATTTGAAGGTGTTTTAAGCTCATTTTTCCATTCTCTTAATTGTTTGTATAAATCATTGAAAGACGTTTTCAATGAAAGAACTTGTAGTTTATCGGCATTATTAATTACATTGAGCTTATAAGCTCCGCTTATTGCTCCGTTCACCTGCTTTGAAAAAGCAGGCGAATACCAGCCTTTAATATCATTTGATAGTAATTTTCTTTCATCCTCTGTAAGAGGTGTACTCACTACATTAAAGACCCACTGGGCGAGCTTGTTATCGGCGTTATTTACACCTTTAGCAATTTCGTATCCCTCTTTAATAAGAGAGGAAAAAGAGAATACCATCGTTACTTGTGTTGTTTGAGCTGTTTTTGTTTTCATTTTAGACACCTTTATATTTTTATAAAAAGTTAGATTATCTAACCTTTCGTTTGGACTTTTTAAAGTCACCATTGCTTTAACTGAATGACAGTATAGTGAAACAAGGTAAACGTGTCAAGGATAAAAAGTTATATGATATAACTTTTCACTCCCTCCGCTTAACTGAATGACAGTATAGTGAAACAAGGTAAACGTGTCAAGGA